TTCAGCCTGGCCAGCGGCTAGTGATTCATCAGGAGATTTCATTAAATTCAAATATCTTAGATATGAGATTGTAGATGAGTAAAAATCTGAACTAATTAATTTGCGAGGAAAAACACATGGTGAAGAAAGTAAAGGGAATAAAAGTACAAAACAAACTAACTGACAAGTTTAAGTTTGATCGTGAAGGAAATTCACAGATAGGTTCTTCCCCCACAGATTCCCATGCAGTCTCCGGGACCATGAACACTGGTCCTGGAGAGCTGACGCTTACTGGGGACTTGGTTCTAGATCGAAGATTGCAAGATGCTCTATTCGGCGTTCCGCAACTTGACGGAGCGACACAGACATCTGAAATCCAAGACCTGCTTACGAACATTGCCAACTACGAGGGGTTCATTGTTTATCTTACAAACGCCTCCTCTTTTGACCCTTTTGTGGTCCCAGAGAAGTTTTTCTTTTGTGAAAATGGTGAATGGCATCCAAGTCCGTTTACTAAAGTTGTTGACACCGACGGCGATGGTGTCTTCGACGACACGGACGCCTTCCCGAACGACGCCACAGAATGGGCAGATTCTGACAACGATGGCATTGGAGACAATGCAGACCCATTTATTACGGCAGGAGATAACACAATTATCACCACAAGCAACATCCCTGTCACCGATCCGATCTTTGAACAAGACCAATCAGGAAACATATTAATAACTGCCGCCGCTGCGGGAGAAACTAACGGCAACTTTGAAGTAGATGCCAATGGAAATATTGTGCTAATAGCATAGAGACATTCAGGAGGAAAGCGACATGTCAACAACCAATCTTATTTTATCAGGTTCCAACAGCGGTTCACTCGGTATCCCATCGAAACCGTGGACAGCGGTCTACGCTAACGAGTTCCACGGCGACGGAAGTAATTTAATAGGTGTTACAGGATCACAAGGTCCAGCAGGTCCAGCAGGTGCTGACGGCGCTCCTGGCGCACAAGGTCCGACAGGCCCCCAGGGTCCAGCAGGTCCCCAAGGTCCCCAAGGTCCACAAGGCCCTGCAGGAACTCTCACAGGTTCAGTAACAAACCTCAGTGCATCCGGTCACATCTCCGCATCCTTCTATGGAGGTTTGGGCGGAACAATGGGAAGTCACATCATTCCGAGCGAGAATGCTCAGTTTGATTTGGGTAATGCAGAATACAAAATCCGCCACCTCTTCTTATCCGACAACTCTCTTTGGGTTGGTGACGAACACAAGATTTCCATTGTGGACGGCAGCATGAAATTCAAAAAGAGAAACGGTGTTCCGCTCATGCTCGAAAATGCAATGGCAAATGCTCACGGCTCCGTCTTCAACTCAGTTGATCACTTTGTCGCTCAGGGTGTACTTACCCTCGACGGCAGAGGCAGCATCACGGTTAGCAACCTCAGATTAGATGAAGTGTATCTTATCGCAGACCAATTGGCCGTGCCCCACGAAGACCTGTTCCGCGAACAAGACATGGACAACGACTTCAACGACGATGTAGTTGAATTGTCCACAGCAGGAGCTGGCATGTTGCCAGACTTGGCTACTGCTAAGTTGGGAACAATGGTTTATGACACCAACGAACATAATGTTAAAGTTGTTGCCTCCGATGACGGCGGTGCTACCAAGGTTTGGAAAACACTTAGTTTCGTATAATCTAAATTATACACTCTAAACTTACCAAGGCACCCTCTTAACTGCGGGTGCCTTTGCTATTTCTTTTTGGATCTCCCTGCAAACTGCCCTCTATTTCGCGGGAACAACATAAATAAAAAACAGACAGACTACAAGACTTTGTGTATCTATTTATAGCAAAAGATCTTAGGCACACGTGTGCCCAGAGATCGTGTTAGTTATCAGCATGCAGGTGTGCTGTGTTATAACAAATAATAACAAAATTATTAAATCCTTGGAGGGATAAATAATGACTTTACTTAAGAAAAAAGGTATTGCGGTACTCAAAGGAGTAGACGTAGTACACAAATTAACCGGCGACGGGGCAGCAAACCTCGGTGTCTCCGGTTCCTCACTCATCCTCAGCGGGACTGTATATACAGAGCGAGACCCCCTTGCTCTCCGTCTGACCTGGACAGGGCAAGACGTTCAACTTTACGGCGTCACTGAACCAAACAGTCTCATGGCGGAGACAGCGACAAACCACACGGCATCTTACAACACTGCTAGTGGTCAGGTCAGTCTTGCGACTTCTGCTTCAGACTCGATTCTCGTTTCTTTGCAGGACGGTTCCAGTCTTCTCATTTCCGCAGTTGATAGCATCAACACCGCATTCGAGACAGACCATTCGACTCAGACGTCGACAAACCAAAGTGCTTTGGATAGTCACACCACTGTCTTCGACGGTCACGTGTCCACTCAAAACTCTCTCATTTCTGCTCTTGAAACAGAATTGAGCGATCTTAAAGACGACGCGAACATTGACACAATTGCAGAAGTTGAATCCTTGATCCTCTCTGCGGCAGCAGCACAGTCTGGCAGTTTGCTTACTAAAGTTGGCGAATTCAACACGCAGATTTCTGCAGAAATCAGCACTCAGTTGTCTGCTGACATTCAAGTCAAAGCAGAATTGGACCAGTCCGGTTCCACAGACTTTAACACTCAGCACAGCACTCTCCTCAGTATGATTAGTTCTGAGTTCTCTTCACAGAGTTCCGCTTTTGTAAGTTATCAGAATAACGAACTCTCAACAAAAGCATCTTTGGCAACCTTGATCAACAGTGCTGACGACTCCTTGTCTTCAATGCTTAGTGTCGAGACTTCAGCAAGAATTTCAGCTGACACTTCCTTGTCCACAAGAATCTCAGCAGCACTTCTAAACGTCAACACTGCTACTGGTAGTTTTAATCCACTCATCTCTGCCGAAGAATCCATTCAGGAACAGGCAAGAGGCGACTCTGAAGATCAGATCTCCGTTGCAAAAGCAGCAGGTAACACTGATGTCCTTCGTGGCGCAGACAATGTTGTTGGTTCTGTTGCAGAGGAAGCATCCTTGAGAGTAGCAGCATATGCTGACGCGGCTACCGAGATCTCTGTTCAATACAGCACTGCACACTCTGCTGCAGACTCTGTGCACGGCGTTTTGACTGGTGCACTTGACGATGCTATTAGTTCACGTGCCTCTGCGTTCACCGCACTTTCTGGAACAATCAACACCGAATTGAGCGGCACAAGAGTTGCACACATCAGCAATCTCAGCGCACAATTGTCTGCTGAAATTGTTGCAGAAGGCAGCGACGTCGGCAACACAGAGACTTCCTTGTCTACACAACAGTCCAGATTGTCTGAACTTCAGGATGCAGGCGTTGACTTGGATACATTCTCCGAAATCGTATCTTTGGTTAGCGAGTTGTCTTCCAGTAACTCTGGCACACTTGCCAGCACAGTGTCTACAACTGTTGCTGACTTGACCAGCCTTACAGACCACCGCATCTCTGCTGACAATTCTCTCAAGGCATACTTGACGGGCACTGTCACTACAAATAGAGGCGACGCAAATTCTGGCGACATCAGTTCTATGGCATCTTTGATTTCTAATGCTGAATCCGAATTCTCTACTATGGAATCCGCACACACAAGTTACTTGGTTGTTGCAGATGCATCTCTGAGTACAGCGGTTTCCAGTTGGGAAGCAACGACACTCTCTGTCGCACTTAGCAACATGGTTTCATCCAGAATTTCTGGTGACACTGTTCTTAGTGGCAACATCTCTTCTTTGGCGTCTTTGCGTCAAGACCTTGCTGATGATGAAGAAGGATTGCGTATTGCAGGAGACGACGACCTCGATGCTAGACTCGATGACCTTGAATCCGCATGGGACGGCGACACTTTGACCCTTACAGGTCTTGTCTCCATCGCAGGAAATCTTGAAGTTACTGGTGAACTTAAGTTGGGCGTGCACACAACTGTGCCAGCTGCCTATACTTCAGGTTCCCAAGCAACCAATAATGGTGCTCTTTTCTACCTCGATGCTGCTGACGATGCAAATCGAACAGGCTTCGAAAAAGGTAATTCATGGTATTTCTGTGAGGACGGCGTTTGGTTCGCATCCCCATTTGATAATGAATAATCTTTAACTTTATAAGTTAAAACTTTTATAAGGGTGCCCTCTTCGGAGGGTACCTTTTTCTTTTTGGATCTCTTTTATTTGTGCCCGTTAATTGCGAGGAACAAAAGAAATACAATACTTTCAGTTTCAGCATCTTTACGTTCCTATTTATAGCAAAGGTTCTAGGCACAGGTGTGTCTAAAATCTGATGTATTTTGTTCGAACAAGTACAGATTTTAAAATTTATTTAAATCCTTGGAGGGATTAAATTATGACAATTAAAAAAGGTTTAGCGGTTATTGATTCTAGCGGATCAGTAATCCACAAATTAATGGACGACGGTTCCGGTAAACTTGGTAAAACAGGTGCCGACCTCTTCCTCGATGGACCACTCTACTTGGGTCCAAACAACAGCAACAAGTCTATTGATACTGTTACGCAAAACATGGTGAACTACTTGCCAGGAGCACCGTTCTTGGAAGCGTTATCGACTATCACGACCGAGGTCAAATCTCAGGTCTTCGGCGCTGCCCAACAGCATAGAGGCGACATGGGTGCTTTCGACACTGCTCAGGCAAATGCAATTTCTGCTTCTTACACCGACTTTGCAGATCCGGGTTCTGAAACTGCACTTCTCGAAGCAGCAGCAGATCAGAACATGACGGACCTCTCTACGTTCCGCAACACGACTCATGTTAATGACGAGTCCGGAAAAGACAGTGTTTTGAGTTTAGAGCATCAGGCAAACGTTGATGCCATCGGTGCAGAGGTTATTGCTGAAGGTGTAGCAAACACAACCCAGCAAAACACAAAAACAACTCCTGCTACAAACGCAGTTAATGCGTTTATGACGCTCAATAATGCTGCAGCAACTGTTGACACGTTCTCTGAGATTGTAAGTTTGATTAATCAAAAAGATTCTGATAATGACACCAGTATGATTTCTTCAATGGCGTCCTTGTCCGCAGGTATCGTTACCGAATCCGTAGATCGCGCCGCAGGTGACTCTACGTTGCGTGCCCTACTCTCTACAGAGGTGAGCACCAGAGGTAGTTACTTCACGATCCACTCTGCTTCAATTTCATCTGAAGCATCAACAAGAGTCGGTGCGTATGAAGCTCAAATGACAGCATTGAGTGGCACGATCACTACGATCACCTCTTCTTATCTTTCTGGCGACCTTACGGTTTCCGGTGCAATCACTGGTGCAACTTCTGCAAGAATTTCCGGTGATGCAAGTCTTCAATCTCAAATTGTTGACATCGAAAACGGCAGCAGCAATGGCAGCGGTTCTTTCGCGTCTGCATTGTCCGTCGAGATTTCTACTCGCGACTCTGCATTCTCCGTATTGAGCGCATCCATTTCCGCAATGGAAGTTTCACAATCCAGCGTTTTAGCAAGTTTGGAATCAGACCTCTCAACGAGAGCTTCCACACGTCAAGACAATATTGACTCTTTGATTTCTGCTGGCGGACTCATGGAAAATGACGTAAATGCGTTCAGCACACACGTAAGTTTGTCTCACGCTTCTTTGTCTACACAATTGAGCACTGCAGACTCCGCAAGAGTTGTTGCTGACGATTCTGTATCTTCTCAGATCGTTTCCGATAAAGGTGACATGGATTCTGAAGAAAGCAGTTTGTCTGGCACAATTGTACAAGAAGTCGCTGATCGCGCAAGCAATCACAACAGTTTGAGATCTCTTATCTCAACTATGGACGTGACTCTTGATGCGATTATCAACACCACAAGCAGTCTAGATGAATTCTCAGAAATCGTTAATTACATCAACACTGAAATGAGTGGTGCTGACGGTGCTGCTTTATCGGCATTGAACTCTTCTATCGACTCTTTGAGTTTGGATATCGCAACGGAGAGAACATCTTCTAACAATGCAGATATCTCCTTGAAGACTCTCTTGGATAATGAGTTGAGTTCTATGAATTCTGCTTTGGCATCCATGACAACTCGTCACAACACTTACACGACGGTAACTATTCCTAACTTGTCTAGTTCCATCGCAGACGATTATACGCTTGATCACGGCACTTTCACCGGAAGTTTTAACGGTGAGAAATTGTCCCTTCTTCAGTTGATCACTGACGAAGAGAATACTAGATCCGGAGCAGATGCGTCTGTTCAGTTGCTTATCAATGCTGAGTTCGGCACAATGCAAACTGCTATCGTGACGACCGAAGCAACTACACGTGCTGCAGGCGACCTCGCTTTGAGTTCTTCAATCGATTCGTTCTTGGGTTCAGGTTTCAGTGGTAATAACCTTACTGTTACGGGAAGTGCGACAATCGGCGACCTTACTTTGGGTTCTGCTGCAACAGCACAGATTGGTACAGTTACCGATCCAACTCCTTATGCTTCTGGCGACCAGACAGCAAACAATGGTATGATGTTTTATCTTGACATGCCTTCCTTCTCCGCAAGCGGTGCATTTGTTTCTAACAAGAAATGGTACTTCTGCGAGAATGGCGTATGGCACATGTCTCCATTCTACAAGGAATAATCGTTACTTTACAATTATTAATTCCTTTAAGGCACCCCTCGTGGGTGCCTTTTTCTTTTTGGATCCGAACTATTTGCGTCGTCTAAAAGTCGGGAACAACATAAATAAAAAACATTCAGATTTCAAAGAATTTCACTTCTATTTATCACAAAGAATCTAGGCACACCTGTGTCTAAATTCTGACAATAACGTTATTGTAAACACATTACATTAATCCTTGGAGGGATAAAATAATGGCAATTAAAAAAGGTATTGTAGTTCTTTCTGGTTCAACAGAAGGACACAAATTATTAGATGACGGTTCTGCCGTTATCGGTAACGCCAGCACAGATCTGATTATGTCAGGTTCTGTCTTTGTTGAAGGCGTCACCAGCGACCTCGTGACTGAGGTCGAAACTCTTGTCGACGCAGTAGACTCACACAGATTGAGTGTTTCTGTACGTGCCGACAACCAATCCGCAGCGATTTCTGGCAACTGGTCAGCGTTGGCAAATGCAGCATCTGCATCCATCGCTTCCATTCGTTCTGACATCGATGCAGAGATTGTATTGAACAACGGTCAGATGACATCCGCAACAACTGCGCTGTCCACTCTTGACTCCGCTGCCTTGTCAGCAATTGATGTTCTTTCATCATCCATTTCCACTCAGGTCTCCGCAAGAGGTTCTGCGTTTAGCTCTTTGGCAACTAGAGCAGATGGCGTGGTAACACAAGTTAACACAATCATCACTGGTTCCAGTGCACTTTTTGACGCAGCAAGCGGAACATATGATCCAGCAGTTATTGGTATGGTTCAGTATGTTATTGATGCCGACGGCACCAGTGACGGCGCTTTGACCGGTTCCAACCTGTCTTTGTCTACCAGACTTTCCACACAGGTGTCTACTAGACTTTCGGCAGACAATTCTTTGCAGACTGTTTTGGATAATTACGAAACAACTCGCAACAATGCGTTTTCCTTGACAGGTACCCTTTCTGGAAACCTTCAGAACAACGCAACAGCACATCGCGAAACTAACATTTCCACTCTGAACTCCACGAGAGATTCTGTTCAAACTTCTTTGAGCACTCGCATCTCTGCTGGCGATCAGACAGTAACAGATAACTTGGGAGATGCTAACTCTGGCGAGATTTCTACTAGAATCTCAGCAGATGCTTCTTTGCAAGTTTTGGTAAACGCCCTTAGCGCAAGCGACAGCGGCAGTTTCACTTCCCTGGCAGCACGCTTGGATGCGCAGGAATTGAAGAGAGCAAATAACATTAACTCTCTCACCACAAAGATCACTACAGAGTCTACAGCAAACAGTATTTTGCAGTCTACTACTGATTCTTTGATTACTGCTGAAGCAACCGCTGAAGGTGCAGCATACACTGCAGCATCTGGTTCTCTTTCTAATCGCATCATTGCAGAGAAAGCAGCACACGATGCAGAAGACCTCACTTTGTCTTCTTCCATCGCATCGGAGAACGCTACAAGAATCAGCAGAGATTCCGACTTGTCTAATTTGATGAGTACTGAAGTTTCTTTGTTCGACTCTTCCATGACGGTTCTTTCCGGCAACGTGTCCACACAAGTTTCGACACGATTGTCCAATGTTGCAAGTATTTCCACAAGAATCAGCGGCACAAACGCAACCATTTCTGAAATGATTGCAGGTGTTGATTTTGACGGCAACTTGTCTGCATTGGTAAGCTTCGTCGACGTAGTTGACGGTGCAAATGATTCTGCAATTCTTGCAGCAATCGACACTTTGACTGGCACATTGGCAACAGAAGTTACCAATCGTATCAGCGGAGATAATTCTCTTTCCACACTCATTTCTACTGAAGAGAGTTTAAGAGTATCTGCAGTGTCTGCTCAGGACAGCACTTTTGTTTCCATGACTGATGACCACTTGGTCAGAACAGGAAGCATGAAGACCGCTACTGATAACATGTTCTCTTCTGTTCAGACAGATTACGTGAACACTCTTGTTACTTCCGCAACATCCTCTATCGAGTCTGAAGCAGGAACAAGAGCATCTGAAGACAACTTGGTTACTGCCTCTTTGGACACTGAAATTGGAAACCGTCAGTCCACGGTTCTTAGTTTGCAAACTGCTCGCATTTCTGGCGACACATCTTTGCAAAACAGAATCAATGCTTTGACTGGCACTTTGACAACTGGTCAATTGACTTTGAACGCACTTTCTGGCGCATCCCAATTGGATGTTGACGGAACAGTTCAGGTTGGTCGTCTTGATGTTGCAGCAGTTACCGCTGCTGGTTACTTGACTCAGAACACAGACCATAATGGTAAGTTGTTCTACTTGGACGCACCTGCAGGTGGCGATTACGCTGCTTCTAGCGCATTCAAGGCAGTCTTCCCTATTCCACAAAAGTGGTACTTCTATGAAGACGGCACTTGGCACCCACTGCCATTCTACAATGATGCAGATGGCGACCACACTATGGATCAGTTGGATCATTATCCAAACAATGAGTATCTAACTGGTTTCGAAAATGTTATGATGAGACTTACATGGGACGGATATCCTTCTGAAGGTTTTATTGAAATGACCGAAGAGCACAACGGCGTTGACGCTGGTGAAAAGATTAAGATCCAATCGTACCCCACATATGATGCATTAAACAAAACCGTCGACATTCCACTTGGTGCCACAAGCACAACTGACGTGATAAATATCATCATTGGTGATACTTACGGCGACGGCGGTCTGCAAAAGGTTGAATTCTTGACCCCAGCAGGCGACGTGATTAAAGAAATCACAGGTTTCGCCGCTTACGGTAACGACGGTTGGATGTATGATGCAAGTTCAGGTCAATGGGTGCAACCAGGTGTACCAGCGAGCGAAAAGGGTCCTAGACTAACTAAAACCTTTTCTTATGATGGAACAAATCTTTTCTTCGACGGCACTTACGTCTTACAAAACATGGACGGCATTTGGATGACCGGTGGCACCACTAACGTTGTTTATCGTGAATTGATGGTCGCAGGTATGTTGACGAGAGTCACTACAGACGCATACATGGGTGCAGGCGATGACGATGGTCACTTGATCATTGGCGGTGTTGACCATGTTGCTAACGGCAACGTTGTTGCTAGTAGCATAGATGCTGATTTGATTATTCCTTTCGCATCCGAAAGCGGTTCGGCAGCAATTGCCGGTTCTTTCATGAACATGGCAGTCGGCGAAGTAGGTTTCGACCACGACAATGACCCAGCAACTCCGAATCTCACAGACGGCGGCATCAGAATGGATATCATCGATCTTCGTGACGGCAGTGTTATGTTTGAGTTCGGCGGCGGCGGTTTCCCATCCCTCGGTGGACAGTTCCCAGACGGGCCTTATAAGTTGTATCCACAACCAAACGGTCTTGATTTCATCATTTTTGATGACAATGACGTAGAGGTTTACTCTAGTCTGTCCGCACCGGATTTGAATGAGAACAGCATCGACGATGATGACGACGTTGATAATATCAATGCTGCAATCGCTTCGGGAAGTGTAGAACAATTTACATTGATCATCGACAGACACGACACATATCCAACTGCTGGTAATGTTCAGGCAATCGGTCATGTTGCTTCTGTTTCCGGTGATGCTCTTGTCGCTGAAGACTTTGGCGGTTCGTCCACTACCCATGTGGGCGGTCCAGAGGTTGGTACCCCGACGACACATGTTGTTGAAATTGCACACGGTGCTGACAACTACATGCTTGTTCAGGTTAGTAGTCCTTACGCTTCCTTGTCACCAGCGGTAAAACTTGAGGGCAGCAACGGCGTTGTTGTGGATCTTCACACCGCCGGCAATTCCAGTCAGGCAAGATACAAAATTGTAGCTTCTGCAGGAAACGTTTTTGAACTGTATACTGAAAGTTCTTTTGGTGCAGGCGACTGGACATTGGCACAAAACAACCAGAACATGCCAGCACGATTGGCAGTTGAATACTACAACTCCATGTCCACCTCAAATTGGTTGCACGTGGACACCACTTTGGAGGCCTTTGGTCAACCAAGTGACAGCGGTCGTGAAAAAATCGGCACCCAGACGTCTGGTTTTTATATCTTCCAACCTGCAAGGGAAGGATCTACTATTGTTGCAGATCTTCAGCATTTGTGGATGGTCGATTCCGGTTCCGCCGCAACAGCTGTTGTTAATCTACCACAGGTGCAAACTGCAGGAACTGCTTCTTTCGAACTTTTCCTTCAGTGGCATGATGCTCAAACAGGAAACTATATGTATCTTGATGCAACAGGCAGTAATCATGCAACCCCGGTGGCAATTCCTCATGATGGCAGTAGATACTTTAACGCTACCATACCAGCAGGATTTGGTTCGATTGATGGAAATACCAACAATCTTGTTAGACTCAAATATCGACTTACTGATAAACAAGGTCTAACGTTAGGATTGCAAACTCTGGTTCCAGATCAGTTGTTTCCGCACTATGACGCTAACGCTCTCGACGGCAACCAAACCGGAGCCACCGGAGAAGATTATTACATTCGCGTTTATGCGGACGAAAGAGACTACAAAGTCAACGCCGGCATTATTACGCTTCAGGACACTAGGTATGCCACGTATGGTGGAGTTTTTGAAGAGCAGACGAACTCCAATCAACTGATTAGTGGTTCTTCTTCCGACGTTGCGATAGATCTTCACAGCACCTCAACCGATTGGACCCACACCACCGGACTCGACGGTACCGTGCTCACTGTTCAGGCACCAAGTCTCTACGAGTGGGTTTCTGGTTCTCGTGTCCCGGCATCCAATTCTGATTATGCGGTTGAAATAAGAAGTGTCGACCGGCATGATTGGAGCACCACAGTTGTATCGCCAGGGGCATCGTTTGTAATTGAACCGGATACTGTAACTCCAAGAAACTATGGTTATAAGCAGAAAGGGAGACGATACTTAACTGCCAATGCTCTTTCCCTCGCAGGTAATGGAGAGAGTAAGGCCGTTGCGTACGTGGGCCCAGACGTTGTTGTTGATGTACCGACTATGAACTTTCTGAAGGATCTTTCCGATGAAGTTGTTCTCTCTACTCAGTTTGGCGCACAGTATGCAGTGTCCACTTGGCCCAATACCGGTTCTGACGGATCGAGATGGTTCTTCGCTGACAGCACCGGTCGCCAGTCGAGTTTGAATACTTGGTGGTCGTCGACGCTTCATAAGGCATCTGTTCCAGCCGCCTTTGGAAAACCAGCTGCAGAGACAGGAATGAACTCTTTCTTTGATCAGCCAGCGCCTTTTCAGAGCAACTATCCAATTATCATTCCGGTCTGCATTCAATCGGATGAATATGTCCAGGTCCCAGGGCCAGGTTTGGATTGGAATAACCCTTATGCAAAGATTGCTGTGTCGCATGTGACAACATATACACCAGGGTTTAACCTAAATCACGTTCCAGCAACTCCTAATGAGTCTGCTCTAACGTGGGTTCCAAATCCAGGATATGTTCCAGGTTTGCCAACATCCCAGGTCCAATACGGCGGCACGAATGATGAAATCGTTGGTTACTGGTCAGGTTCTGTAGACTTTTCCATGTATGACGGCGTTGTTTCTGGTTCGGACTGGGCTTCCCCAACCGGACAGTACCCTGATGATGCTTCTAAAGAGTCGTTAACCATGCAAGACAACGGTCAAAACAGACACTTTAAATTACAGGTCGTTTTGACTGATGCAGCAGGAAACAGTGTCAACAACGGTAATGATTTCACCGACTATAACGGTCTTGTTTATCCAGTTTCCCCAGGATCGATGGGTGTTCTTCAACTTGAAGTCACCCAGAACAGAGATATTGACGGCGACGGTGTTCATCAACCCTTTGACGCTGACGATTACGATCCAAGCGTTCAGTAATCTCTAGTTCACTAGACTTTTACTTTACAACTTAATTTACCCAAGGCACCCTCTTCGGAGGGTGTCTTTATTTTTGAAATAAACTGAAAAAACTCCTTAAGAATAGTCTGAACTGTGCTATTATACTAAGTAGATTTTGTTTTTTTTGTAAAAACGGCATTTAAAGAATGAAAACACTATTTATTATAGTTATAAAGCCCTTTCCGGCACACAAACAAAGATTTTATAGGGAGTAAGCGAAATGTCAAAAATGTTGGAACAAGCAATTATCGATGCTACAGCACTTAAAGAGGCAGCTCTGAAGAGCGCAGAAGCAGAGATCGTAGAGAAATATGCACCTGAAGTTAAGAAGGTGATGGAAAGCATTCTGGAGGCAGATGATGATATTCCCGGCGAAGAAGTTGCCGGCATCGAAGATCCGACAGCAATGAAACTACCCCTCGGTGCAACCGACGGTGAAGAGATGTGCGGATGTCCAGACAAAGATGACACCGTTATTGTAAACCTCGGCGGTCTTGAAGGCATCGTTGCCGACGAAGAACCAGAAGCATTTGACGACATGGAACCTGCTGAGACTGCACTTGCACCAGCAATCCAAGAAGAAGACGAACTCCCCTTGGAGGAAGATGAATTGGCAGCAGTGGTTGCCGAACTCCTCGGTGAAGAAGAAGAGACATTAGAAGAAGAAACGGTTGAGGAAGTTAAACTCGAAGAAAGTCCCTGCGATGCATGCGACAAACCATCTTGCGAATGTGACATGATGGAAGAAGACACTCAACCAGTTATTGCCGAAGCAAAAGAAGAAAAGAAAGACACTCTCCAATTGGAAGAGATTGCCGGCAAAACAAAAGAACTTTTAAAAACAATCACTGCCCTCCAAGAGCAAAATGATGGTTTTAAGTCTGATAACAAGAAATTGGCATCAGAAACAACAGAGATGAAGGAATCTATCCAGACTCTCACTACGACGTTAGAAGATCTCAGTTTACAGAATGCTAAACTGCTTTACATCAACGAAGTCCTTAAGAACAACTCCCTGAATGAGCGACAGAGACAAATCGCTGTCGAGGCACTTCAAGAAGCAAAGTCGGTTGAGCAGGCAAAGACTGTATTCGATACTCTTCAAAGCACAGTGGCGTCCTCTACAAAGAGGCACGGACGAAATGAATCACTGAGCGAAGCAGTAAGTAATAACACGTCAATTCGAATGCCTCGAAAACAAAAACAACAACAATCAAATGATCCCCATTCATCCAGATGGAAACTTCTGGCGGGAATCAAATAATATTTCTATAGGAGAAATTTAAAATGTCAGTATTAGAAAAATTAACTGAAGGCATTGTTGATCGTGATCTTTCCAAGGAAGGTGCTGCTTTACTAGATAAGTGGGAGCAGACTGGTCTGTTGGAAGGTCTTGGCAATGACCGTGATAAAAACTACATGAGTCGCTTACTCGAAAACCAAGCAAAAGAGCTTCTTCGTGAAGCATCCACAATGGCAGGCGGAGACGTTGAAGGTTTCGCAGCTGTTGCTTTCCCAATCGTTCGTCGTGTATTCGGTGGATTGATTGCAAACGATTTGGTCTCCGTGCAGCCTATGAGCTTGCCTTCTGGCCTTATCTTCTTCATGGACTTCCAATTGTCCTCCGCACCTCGTGCAGGCATCGGTGAAGATGCTTCTGTATACGGCGGCGGCGTTGTTGGCTCTCAATTGACCGGTGGTGTTGCTGGTTTGACCGAAGACGAAGGTGGTTTCTACAACCTCCAGTCCGGTTACAGCTCCCCATTGTTCGACGAAGCAGCAACTTTGACTGTTGGTTCCTCTGCTGCAGTTTCTGCATCTTTGGACGACATTCGTCACGACCCTGACCTTATCGCTGCTGGCGGTTCTGTTGCAACTGCAACAATGGCGCTCACTGGCGCAGCATCCTTGAACAGAGATAACTTGATTGCTATCACTATCGCTGGTCTTGATGCGAACGACTCCTTGATTCGTCGTCTTACGACAATCTCCGGAGACACGTTGACTGTTGTTCTTCACAACACCGCTGACGGTTCTGTGCAAACAACAACTGCAACAAAAACTGCTACATTGCCTCACAAAGATACTTTCGGCGAAGGCAACGCACTCGGTGCTGTTGTTGGCGGAAGTCCTTGGCACTTGGAAGCAGAAACAGCAATTCCAGAAATCGACATCAAAGTTGACTCCGTTGCTGTTACAGCAGTGACCAAAAAGTTGAAAGCAAAGTGGAGCCCTGAATTGGGTCAAGACTTGAACGCTTATCACAACCTCGACGCTGAAGTTGAGTTGACAAGCATCTTGTCTGAGCAAATCGCTTTGGAAATCGACCAAGAAATCTTGAATGACTTGATCAAAGGTGCTACCGCTGGTACACTTTACTGGTCCCGTCGTCCAGGTAAATTCGTAAACCGCACAACTGGTGCTGACTTGACTAGTGGCGGAGCAGCTGGTCCTGACTTCACTGGTACTGTGTCTGAGTGGTATGAGACATTGCTCGAAACCGTCAATGACGTGTCCGCAGCAATTCACCGCAAGACATTGCGCGGTGGAGCAACGTTCATCGTTGTTTCCCCTGAAGTTGCTAACATCCTCGAATTCACTTCTGGCTTCCGTGCCAACGTGACTCACGACGATGACAAAGGCACTTCCGGTGCAGTTAACGTTGGTTCCTTGCAAAGCAAGTGGGAAGTTTATGTTGATCCTTACTTCCCTCGCAACGTAATCTTGGTTGGTCGTAAAGGTAACAACTTCCTCGAAAGCGGTTATGTTTACTCCCCATACGTGCCACTGCAAGTCACTCCTACCATTTTTGGCCCTGAAGACTTCGTACCTAGAAAAGGTGTGATGACTCGTTACGCCAAGAAGATGGTACGTCCTGACATGTACGGCTTGGTCGTTGTAACTGACTTGCTCGGTTAATATCGACTCAAGAGTCTAAACTGAGAAACCCGTCCTTGTGGCGGGTTTTTCATTTTTGCGGGAAAACAAACAAAAATAAACTACTTACTTATGGATTATTATAACTTTCGAGGTATTCTCAATGGCACTCCCCAAATTGACACCAAAAAGCAACACCAGCGTTTCCGTGTTGCCAGAGACAGGTTCTCACGACAACGTTCGCTCTTCACTCGCAACAGCAGCATATGACTCAGCAGATTTCTGCTCTGGTGCTGTTGACCAAGTGACTTATGTTTACCGCAAATTGGGCGGTGACGTTCTGGATATTGAACTCAGAGAAGAGAGTGTCTATGCTGCCTACGAAGAAGCATGCCTTGAGTATTCGTACCTCATCAACATTCATCAGTCAAAGAACATCCTCTCTGACGTCCTGGGTGCCCAGACAGGCACTTTTGACCACAAAGGTGACATCAAGGCAGGCGATCTAAGTTCGTCCCTTGACGGGACACACGTTGCCCTCAAATACCCCAACTTCGATTATGCATATGCAAGACGAGTTGCCGACGGTATCTCCGAGGAAGCAAACGTTGGTGGTAACACGACTGTGTACTCTGCTTCTTTTGACTTGGCAGACGGCATTCAAGACTATGACCTGCAGGACATCATTTCCACCAGTTCGGAATATAGCGGTTCTGTCGGGAACAAAAAAGTATTAATTAAGAAGGTGTTCTACAAGACGCCCAATGCTATGTGGAGATTCTTTGGTTATCACGGTGCATTAAACGTCATTGGTAACTTGACATCTTACGGTCAGTATGCTGACGACAGCACATTCCAAGTTGTCCCAGTGTGGGAAAACAAACTTCAAGCAATGGCATACGAAGACAGTCTCTATACAAGAACCTCTCACTGGTCCTACGAACTTCGTAATAACAAATTGAGAATCTTTCCAATGCCAGGTGCATACCACAACGAGAAGATGTGGGTTGAGTTTACAATTCCAGGAAACAACTGGGAATCTCCAGGCGACACAGACATCGGTGTTGACGGCATTAATAATATGAACACACTGCCAATGGGCAACATTCCATATGAAAACATCAACGGAATTGGTAAGCAGTGGATTCGCAGATTCGCATTGGCACTCAGCAAGGAGACCTTGGGTCACGTTCGCGGCAAGTTCGCAACAATCCCAATCCCAGGTGAGTCTGTCACTCTTAACGGTACAGAACTTGCAGCACAGGCAAGGGATGAACAGAGTGCTTTGAGAGATGAGTTGAAAACAATCCTTGACGAAATGACCTACGGTCAACTGATGTCTGGCGATGCTGACCTTCTCGACAACGCAAACAGGATTCAGACAAAAATACCTTTGACAATTTTCGTTGGATAGGAGGGCGTAATTCGTGTCTGAAAACAAGTGGGAACAACCTGATGCACCTCCACCACCACTCTTTACGGGAAACAAAGAAAAAGACCTCGTAAAGCAGGTTACTGACGAGGTAATAGAGAGAGTAATTGGCGTATCCGTCCTTTACTATCCTATTAGTCTGAAACATTCACAATATCACCCCCTTTATGGCGAAGCAGTTAATAAAACTTTCCTGCCTCCTGTCAAGGTTGACGTGCTTGCAGAGTGGGAAGGCGAACAGACAGACACAACAGGATTCGGGATTGATAAGAAATCCTCAGTCACTCTACACTTTCACAAAAGAAGACTCACCGAAGACCAGAACCTCTTCGTCCGTGAGGGTGACTTTATTCAATACGGTGAGCAGAAATATGAAATTACAAGTCTCGGACAACCTAGACAGTTGTTCGGACAACCAGAAGCAAAGATTGAGATCGTTGCCAAGTGTGTTCGTGCAAGAGACGGTGCATTTCCCTCCGATACATATGCCGAAGCAGACGATGACGATCCAAGATTGACAGCACCTGCATGCGATCCTGTCGAAGAGATAAGGGTGTTGACTGGTGATGTGCGATCCCACGGTGGATCTGGTGAACAACCATGTGCTGAGGAGTATGAGCGCCCTGGAACTCCACCGCCACCACTGTTTACGGGCAAAAAAGAAACAAATTTGGTTAAACAGGTCAACGATGAACTTCTCGAAAGGGTTGTTGGTCAACAAATTGTGTATTTTCCCGTCTCGGTGCCTCATTCTAACTTCCACGAACTCTACGGAGAGGCAGTTAACAAAACTTTTCTTCCTCCCATCCGTGTTTTTGCGTCTGTCGACTGGAAAGGCAGCGATACGACGACGAGTAACTACGGAATTGACAGAAAATCAGCGATTGATGTCAAATTTCACAAGCGCAGACTGTCTGAAGACCAAAATCTCTTCGTAAGAGAGGGTGATTACGTTCTTTATGGCAATATTCTCTATGAAATTGCCACAGTTGGTCAACCAAGACTGCTTTTTGGCAAAATTGACGAGAAATTCGAGGTTGTGGCAAGTTGTATCCGCGCACGTGAAGGTATTTTCAGACTTTCCGAAATTCCAGGCGCTTTGGGTGACTTTGATCTCGATTCTGTGACCGCATGTGACAATGCCGAGTTGGTTTCCGTCTCTGATGGCGTCGACAACACAATGGCGAACGTTGGAACCGGTGAAGGCGTGTTTAAAAACAAAACAGGCACACAATTCAACATGAAAACCCTGATTGCAGGGCAAGACATAACATTAACCTCAGATTCAAACGAAATTACGATTTCTGTCTCGTCTTCTGGACCAGTTGCAGGAATTATCGGAGAAGCAGAAGATGGAAGTTATACTGACGGCATCTTTACAGACTTTCTCCCTTCGACACCCATCGGTGTTGCTATTGACAGGTTCAACGAGATCTTAAAGATCCTCGCACCTTCCCCTGCTCCAGATGTTAGCAGACTTAATGCCACAACGCTTGCCGGAGTATCGACAAAACTGTCCTTCGGCGCAAGCAATGCGATAGCGGGATATATCGATGTGTCCAGCATCGGTTCTTTTTCTGCCATCGATGCCTCGGAAACATATGAATCAGAGACTTCTGGCAGCGATTTCCGCAGAGGGACTTACGACGGCACGAGCAATATCGAAGGTGTTGTAAACTTCCACGTGGATGACGATACTTATGACAACGCAGTCAACAATTATCCGGAAGACTCTTTTGGCAATGCAACAACTGGTTCCCTTGAACTTTACTTGAACGGCGTACTCTTGCACACGATTGACTTGAGTTCCCCATCAATCGGAACAGGCACACCAGGCTCCGGAACCGGAACACATCTCAACACCAACGGTTCTGGATTTATTGACGTTTCCGAAGCAGACTCTGCAGAAGACCGCAGCGGAAACCTTTTTAATATCTTCCAGCACCGAACAGCAAACTATATTATCGACACCAGTGACCAGACTGATGGTCTAAACTATGTAGAGGTCAAGCATTCAGGTTCTTGGGGTTACAAGACGACGAACCACGTTCAGTGGGTTAATGACTCCAATGCAAACGCACTGACCGCAGCAACTCCTCGCTTTGCCAATGAGACGGGCACAGGAAGTAAGTTTCTCTCCGGTGTCGAGTATTTTACTGGCGGAACAGCAGATTACCTCGTTGTGGTGAACAACGCATATCGAAACGTTTACTCTACGCAGGACATTACTTTCACAACATCAAACTGCAGCATTGCACCCATCCCTTTTCCAGAGCTCAACACAGGAGCGGGAGAAGACGAAACAAAACAATTGCACATTACAGGCAGTGCCACCCTTACAGACTCTGAGTCTCTCGGCGGATCCATTAACGCATCCGTCAACGTGGCACACCCTCTCAAAGCAGACTTAAGTTCTGGCGGAAGTGCAACGCTGGACGGCATATTAATTTACGACGTTGCAGGAAGTTCCACAAACCTCCTGGAAACGTTTAACGAAGAGACCTACAGACTTGCCTCCGGAGATTACGACAACCAGGCAGCAATCACAGCAGGTGCATGGAACTCTGAGACCCACATGTTGGGCGCAGACGATCATTCAAACGGACTGCAGATGTACGACGGAGCACTTTACTCTCCCGTCAACACTCTTAACTCTGGTGATTTCCGTGATGATGCCGATGGTGGAGCACTCCGCCTTGCTCCAGCAGGCAATCCAGATTACTCTGGCGTTTCGGGAACAAGAACGTTCTACAGATACTTTACCAATTCGACGGGAGAAACAAAAAGAGATATTTCCTTGACAATTGAAGGAGATTCCACTACAATAGTGACTGCAGGTTCTTCGCTGGACCCATCCAAGATCAAGGTCTTTGTAAAGATTCCAGGAACAACCGGGTTTATGGACGTTGCGTCTCCTTTTGTTTTGGGCAGCACTACAGACGATGATGGTGCTTATGTGTTGTCTCTCGACGGCATCCTTGACGCAACCAACATTCTTTCTTTCGGCATCGACGGTGTTGCAAATGGAGACAGTCTGGTGATTAAGATCGAAGCAGATGCTGCTTGGGCAGGAACAATTGACAGAATTCAGGTTGTATTCGGTGCCGGAACAGGGACCACCCCGTCTGAAGCACCTGACCTTGACGATATCGACATCAACGACGATGGTGTGGATGCCAAACTCTCATTCGGCACATCAAAACCAATCACAGGGTACGAAAGTGTCACGACGAGCACAGGACATGCGGCAACAGACCTCAACAATATTTTCTCAAACACTGGAGACATTGCAGGGATCTTCAACGGTTCTGTCGTCATGGACGGGGAATTAAATGAAGATGTTCCATCAAATGGCACAAGTTATGTTGCGAACTCTTTCAACGATGCAGTTGTGGGAACATTGAAGCTGGAGGTTAACGGCACAGTTGTCCACACAGTGGATCTAACAAATCCTGCAGTTGGAACGGGATCTCCCGGAGCAGGAAGTTATTCCACCCTCAACCCCAATGGTTCTGGGTTCACAAATCTTAGTGAATATGCTTATGCGATATATTCAGGCAACAGTGTTCCAGATTACACAAAAAATTACAGAACGGGTAAGTACCAAGTTGGTCTAGCAGATCAAGTAAATGGTTGGAACTATGCTCGTGTAATTCATTCAAAAACCTCGGGCGACATAGAAACAAATTATGTAGAATGGGTGAACGACGACAACTCTGATGCTCTGACTGCTTCGGACGTTGTTCTCGATAACTTTAACGGTTCGTCATTTTACTCCTTGTCCGGCGTTAGATACTTCACTTCCTGTTCTTCATCTTATCACTACTCAGCAGATAACGTCTACAAGAACGTTTATTACAAAAACAACGATGCCATCTCATTCCCGACGACAAACTACACAACGATTACAGCCGTCCGTGCCTCGGGGACACTGACAGCAGCATCCGCAGTTGCCCTGCCGCCACTGTCAACAACAACAGACTCGCAGAACGGCACACTCCACATTACAGGCACGGTATCTTTTGATCCTTCTGAGTCGCTGGTTGGCACATACGCAAGCGCGACACACACAGTCTCTGTTAATTCAAGAGTCAAGCACCCGTTGAAATCAAACCTCACGACGGCAACAAAAACAAAGAACAACTTCTTGGTATATCAGGGATCAGAAACAGGAGACATTAACAGTCACGAGCACATGGACGGAGAAGAATATAGAATCCAATCAGGATCCTACGATGCTCAGTCCGATGTCACAGACGTTGCAAGCACGTGGGACTCAACAGTCAGCGTGAACAACACTGCCAGCGCAGGATATGCTAACGGACTCCTTCTTTATTCAGAGAAACTTATTTCCCCAACCAAGGGCGCACTGACTGGTGACTTCCGCTCAGTCGACGATGGCGGCGTATGTCAGGCACCCTCTGGAAATCCAGACTACTCGACACTTACGAATTCAACCCGCGAATACTATCGCTATTTCCAGTCCAGTCAAGTCGGCGACGTCTCGCTCGCCACTGTCACTATTTATGGCGATGCCAACCTTGTGGCAAAAGGCGGAGCATTTAACCTCGGAACTCCGGGGGCAAACAAAGACATTCATATAGAAGTTAAGATTCCCGGAGACACTGGTTGGTTAGATCTGGCACGTCCTGCTTCCGTATCCGAAGACATCACTCAGGATGTCGGTGGGTTCAACGGCGGCGGAACAGATGTGGACCAAACAATCGATTCTGGTGGAACATCTTACGGAATCAACTTCAGAACAGCAACTCTCAACGGAACTTCAGGCGGCACTGCAGACTATTTAGTAATAAGGGTTACTGCCCACGAAGACTGGACAGGACACCTAGAGAGAATTTCTTTTACTTATGGGACATAATTATAATTTATGGCAGGCAAATCTAATATAACAGCGACCCTATTTTCGCAAAAGAAACTGCTTGGTCGAGCACACACTTCAAATCTGAAGTCCGATGCCCAAGAAGCAATCCCTTCAGGCATTCAGATCGCTGCGCATACAATCTTCGGGCAAGAGATTCCAGAAAATCCAGTACAACAGTTGTATCTCCCACAGAGTGCGTCTGCAGGTGGTGCATCGACAGTTGAATACGTAGACTTCATTGTACAACCAATCGGCGGCACTTCTTATGATGCCAACACCGGATCTTTCGGCAACGTTGGTTTCGGCGGCGGTGACGAGGAGACCTCTGCAGGTACTCACGGATACAAGTTGGTTATGACTGGCAACTACGAGCAATTGTCCCTAAACCCAAAGCGCGGCAATGGATACTTTGATAACGGTCGAATTGTCTATGAGACTCTGGGCAAGACACAATTGGTGCCACCAAACTTTTCCAACCAGGCAGCAAACCCATATTTCTTAAAGATGTACAAGGGCGACCCGTCAGATCCCACAAACGAGATCACATCACTGGATGAGACAGATTGGCAGATAGATTATTATAGCGGTATCATCTTTATTCAGGATTATCGTGCTGACCGAGTGCCGACCCATGCAAGAGGTTTCTTGTATGTAGGAAACATGACAGGAGAACTGACGCTCTCTGGCAGCAATGGCGGCGGCGGAGGAGGAGACGATCACTCTAGTGGTGTCACCTTCCCTCAATTGACCACAGCGCAAAGAGACAACCTGGGCGTAACAACGAACGGCACAATGATTTTTAATATTGATGAGGATGCCTTCCAGTATTATCAAGACGGAGTGTGGGAAGAACTTTCTACATCCACAACCACCACAACCGTTAATGTTGCAGGTGTTGGATCGGGTATCCTCACTCTTACAGACGATGGTCCCAGTGGTTCAAACCGAGCACTGTTGCAAGAGTACGCAACCAATCCACTTGACTACGTTGGTAAGACACTTTATCTGGCGAACACAGCACAGAGTCCTGTCGCTCCGTTCGTGATTGGTTCCAAGTTTTACTTTAACGAGGGCGGCATTTGGCACCCCTCTCACTTCTTCAGTTCCAACACACCTTCTGGTCCATCCAGTCCAAGTGCGTTCCCGGACGTGCAAGATATTCTAACTCTAGATGCAAACCGTGCTGAAGACAGGGCAATCCTGACTGGATTGACACAAAACTCAGGATCTTATGCTGGGCGTGCTATTTACTTAGTGAGCACCGGCAGCGGTGCAATTGGCGAATTTATCCATGAGCAAAAATACTACTTTAATGAAGCAGGCGTATGGTTCGTAAGTAACTTCTACGCAAAAGGGGGCCCATAGATGCCGGAGAAGAAAAAAGAAAACGTCTTAACTCTTGAACCTTCCACAGTTGAAACAGTCGATATGTCTGTTTTTGAGTGGGTGAATGAGGACATGGATCTGCACACGACCACAAACAGGGGTTTCAAGAAGGTCCCAGTGATTTGGGTGTCCGCAGAAAGAGCATTTCAGTCCAAGAGATCGAAAGAGATGAGAGATAAAGAGGGTGCATTGATTCTTCCATTGGTGTCTGTAGAAAGAACTGCTTTTAACAAGGAGACCAACAGCAAGAATCGACGCATTGGTGGCAACTTGCTTCCTGTCGATGACGAGAGAGGCGGGTCCTTCACGATCACAAGACAGGTCAAACAGGACAAGACATCTAACTTTGCAAATGCGGATTCTGCAAGGACTCGTGGACAAATAAATTTTCCGAGGAAGAACGAAAAGATCGTTTATGAAACAATCTCTATTCCTCTCCCTGTTTATGTTAATGTAGAGTATGCTATCAAATTAAGAACAGAGTATCAACAGCAAATGAACGACCTTGTTCAACCATTTCTAACCAAGACCGGCAACATCAATTATTTCATTCTGGAAAAAGACGGTCACAAGTACGAAGCATTCATCGACGGTTCTCTTGCCTCCACAAGTAACGTCGAGCAAATGGGCGAAGATGAGAGAATGTATGAGACCGAAATCAAACTTCGAGTCCTGGCATATCTCGTTGGAGAAGGGCCAAATCAGGATCAACCAAAGGTTGTTCGCCGCGAAAATGCAGTAGAGGTTAAAATCCCAAGAGAAAGAACCATTTTGACTGACGACGACTTGGACTTATTGTAAAAAACCCCATTTAAATAACAGAAAAAACACTTTTTTTTCTTTTGAATATTTAAAATACTATTTAATATGGTATATAATAGGCACTATAGTGCTTGAAACGCCCTCAAAAGGAGATCGCCAAAATGTCAGAAAAGAAATTTAGATTTGTATCCCCCGGAATTTTCTTAAATGAAATTGATAATTCCTTACTACCAAGACAACCAGAAGATGTAGGACCAGTAGTTATCGGTCGTACTCAGAGAGGACCTGCAATGCGTCCTGTCAAGGTTAATTCATTCTTGGAATTTACCGAACTCTTCGGTTCACCAGTACCTGGTGGCGAAGGTGGAGACGTTTGGCGTAATGGAAATAGAACAACTCCAATGTATGCCACATATGCAGCACGTGCATGGTTGAGAAACGGAAGTCCTTTGACTGTTGTCAGAACTCTCGGCTCCCAAGCAGACCAAGGTGCTCTTCCTGCAGGTGAAGCAGGTTGGCAAGTTGGAACAGATTCCTATGGTTTGTTCGTTTGCGCAAGCGGTTCCGGTTCTATGACTGGTACTATGGCAGCGATTTTCTATCTCGATGCAAGTTCCTCCTTTCAGCTCTCTGGAAATCAGGTTAGCGGCGGTGCAACCACTGCAGCAGCAACCCTCATCGAGAGTCAGGGTGCTAATTACGAATTCAAAGCAGTCGTTAGCGACGGCGTAACACCCACAAACATTGTGTTTAACTTGAACCCAGGTTCTAGCAAGTACATCAGAAAAGTGTTCAACACGAACCCAACTCTTCTCGGAGCAGAGACCCCAACTGGCGAAGCAAAGACTTACTTCTTGGGCGAGTCCTTCGAAAGAAACGTATCAGACGTTCTTACTGCGGCAAATGCTGACGCTGCATTGTCGGGCGGAGCATATGCCTACATTGCCAAGTTGACAAACGGCGGAGACAGAAAAGGTTCAGACTTCGCAGCAACAAACGCATCGACCGGAATGGTTGTTGCCCAGCACACTGGCGAAGCAGGCGACTTTACAACAACAGGTCTCAAAGACTTGTTCCGCTTAGAAGCAATCGATTCTGGTGAGCATGCGAATGCTAACATTAAGATCTCCATCTCAGACATCAAGGCATCTTCCAACGAAGACGTGAATCCTTACGGTTCCTTCACTGTTGAAGTTCGTGCCGCAAATGATACGGATGCTCGCAAGAAGGTTTTGGAAACATTTACAAACTGTAACTTGAACCATGAATCCCCTGATTACATCGCTGCAAAGATCGGCGACAAGTATGCAGATTGGAGCGATGCAGATTCTCGCTTCATCGAGTATGGTGACTATGACAACAAGTCCAGTTACATCCGTGTTGCAGATATCGCAACAATTAACAACAAATCCTTGTTGCCTTTCGGTTTCCGTGGTCCTCAGACCTACATCGGTCATGAAGTTGACACTTCCGGAACAATTTCGGGCGACAACAATTTGATTAACGAAGGTTCAATCAGCGCAGGTGCTGTTCCTTTGTCTATCTCCGGTCCAAAACACGCACTTCGTGTTAGCAGTTCGGACGGTGGATTGACTGACCCAACAGCAGCTTACTTCGGTGCTGACATGTCAAAGGAATCTGGAAAGGGTTTTGAAAAGTCTAACATTGACTTGAATAGACTTTTGCCAGAAATCGCAGCAAATCAAAAGGCAGACTCTTTCGTGTTTACCTTGGACAACCTGAAGCGCATCACTATCGAAGGTGAAGAAAGTCCCCATGTTGCTCACGTTGAAGGTTCCCGCCTCGCAGGTGATTCCCTGAACAGCACTGGCACAGATGACTATCAGAACGTCCTCGACGCAGGTTTCAACAAATTCACAATGCCTATGGTTGGCGGATTCGACGGATTCGACGTAACTGAAGCAGATCCTTTGAGAAACGGTTTGATGACTGGCGACGAACGTTCCAGTTCCCCAGTGAACACTCTCAAGAGAGCAATCAACATGGTTTCTGACCCAGAGCTCATCGAGATGAACTTGGCATGTGTTCCTGGTATCACTGCTCCTGCAATTACCAATCACTTGGTTGACACTTGTGAACGTCGCGCAGACGCACTTGCTATCATCGACCTCGAAGGTGGATACCAACCTGCTCACGAGAGTTCCTCTGGTGCGGTTGTTGGTTCTGCCAAATCCGTCGTCACAGAAGCAAAGACTCGCGCAATGAACACAAGTTACGCATGTGCTTATCACCCCTGGATTCAGTCCAAGGACGAGTTTGGCAGCGGAAAGATGTTGTGGTTACCACCTTCTATCGCAGCACTCGGTACTTTCGCAAGCACTGACAGAAACTCTGCACCTTGGTTTGCCCCCGCAGGTTTTACTCGCGGCGGATTGACAGACGGTTCAGCAGGTATCCCAGTTTCTGGTGTTCGTGAGCACTTGACTCGCAAGATGAGAGACAGTCTCTACGAAAACAACATTAACCCAATCGCTAAGTTCCCCGCAGAAGGTATCGTTATCTTCGGTCAGAAGACTCTTCAAGCATCCGATTCGGCACTTGACAGAGTAAACGTCCGCAGATTGATGCTCCACGTGAAAAAGGGAATTTCCAGAATCGCATCCACGTTGCTGTTCGACCAAAACCTAGACGTGACTTGGGAGAGGTTTTCTTCTCAAGCAAACGGTTTCTTGGCAGACGTTCAATCACGCCTCGGTCTTACTGAGTTTAGAGTTGTTTTGGATGAAACCACGACAACTGCAGATTTAGTTGACAGAAACACAATGTATGCTAAAGTATTCTTGAAACCAGCAAGATCTATCGAATTTATCGCTGTTGATTTTGTTATTCAGAAAACCGGAGCATCATTCGACGATTAATCGGGTAGCAACTAATTATTTATGAAATTGACTCATAAGGAGAACTTTTAAAATGACATTCTGGACACAAAAGGCATTAGACCCAAAAAGAGCGTTTAAATTTAGAATCTTGATCGGTTCCACCGCTGCTGGTCAATTGACATCCAACATCGCTTGGATGGCAACCCAGGCAGACAAACCAAGATTCACAGTGAGCAACACTCAGCATAGGTATCTTAATCACACATTCAACTATCCTGGTCGAGTGGAATGGGAGGCAGTTAATCTTACACTTGTTGATCCTGCTTCTCCCGACGCTGCAGCGGAAACAATGAAAATTCTTCAGGCAATGGGATATGAAGTTCCGAACAATGCCAACGAAAAAATGAACATCATTTCAAAGAAAGATGCAGTCGATGCCCTAACTTCTATCAAGGTCCAGCAACTCGGAGAGGATAGTCAGACTGTCATCGAAGAGTGGACTCTGAACAACGCATGGATTGAGGGAGCAACCTTCAGTCAGTTGAGTTATGAGTCTGAAGACTTGAGCACGATTGAGTTAGTAGTAAGGTTTGACTGGGCATCCTATAGCGGCGGTCCTGGTACTACTTCCTACTTCACATCAGGGCAACAAGGGTAGTCATACATAAAGAAAAGAGGTTTATATGACATCAAGGAATAACAATGATCGCTTCAAAGCAGGCGATCAGGAGAATTCCTCTCAGGACAGCAAATCAAATACTAACAGTTTGTTGTCCTTTTCTGTTCCAACAGAATTCGTTGATCTTCCATCCAAGGGTTTATATTACCCCGAAGGTCACTCTTTGCACAATGTGTCACAAGTAGAAATCAGACACATGACGGCAAAAGAAGAGGATATTCTCGCAAATCAAAGTTTATTAAAAAGCGGAAAGGCAATAGATAGAATGCTTCAAAATGTGATTCTAACGCCTGACGTGGATATTACAGATCTCCTCACAGGAGACAAGAATGCCATTACAGTGGCAGCAAGAATCACAGGATATGGTCCAGAGTATTCTGTAGATGTTACTTGCCCCGCATGTGGCACAAAGCAAAAGAAGTCTTTTGATCTAAGCAATTCTAAGATCGTTGGTGCTTCTTTTGATAGAGACACAATTAACGAAAAACTAGAAGGAATCAACGTCACAGACAGAGGTACCTTTAAAGTAACACTTCCGGCATCCAACTTCGAAGCAGAATTTAGAATGTTGACGGGCAAGGATGAGGAAAAAGTAGAAAGTTTCGCAAACAGAGCAACAAATTCAGAAAAAGGTTCTCTTCTTGTGGATACAATCTCTTATATGCTGGTAAGCGTCCAGGACGTGACCGACTACTCTCAGATTAGAGAGTTCGTTGAGAACATGCCAGCAAAGGATTCAAAGTATCTCAGAAACCTCTACGCAAAACTCAAACCAGATATTGATTTGACACAGGAGTTCGTCTGTCGCGATTGCAAACACGAACAGGACCTAGAGGTTCCTATTACCGCCGAGTTTTTTTGGCCTCAATCCTGAATACATTGAGTCCGTCTATGAGGAAATGTTTTCTCTAAAGTATTACGGTAACTGGAGTTTCGCTGAGGCATACACTTTGCCAGTCCAGATCCGACGGTGGTTTTTGAAAAGACTTAAGAAACAAAAAGAAGATGAGGCAGAAGCTGCCGATCCAAAGCGACGCTAAGATGAAGTTTGCCTTCATTTTGGTGTCGTTTACTATTTATTAAATGAAATTTTATCTTTCCCTCGGAGGCACGGAAATGGAAGAAAATAAAGAATTACAAGAAGTTGTCATTGACCTTGATGCTCACGCAAAAGGACAGGTTAATGAAAGTTATTTAAAGATGTTCGGTTGGGCAGTCCAAAAGATCATGGGCACCATGTTTGGTGGTTCCAGGATCCCTGTCCAGGTAAAAGGAAGTCCGAACCAGGTTCGTGACTTTGCTCGTGTTCTCGGAAGAGAAAAGAAATACTTAGACAAATATAGAAAGTTCGGTCTTGACAACCCTCAGACCTACAAGAGCAAGTTCTCTTTGGACTCAGCAGTTAAGAAGTTTCAAAGAAGCACTGGTCTCAAGTGGCCTTTCAAATAATCGGAGGACCACTGAGTGGCAGACATTAATGATTTAATAAAATCTATAGATAAACTTATCAAGAAGATGGACAGTAAGGGTGATGGCAATTCCTCTGGCCGCTCTTATGATTTTGATGAAAAGAACACCAGGTCCTCCACCGACGCAGTAAAAAAGTTCAACGAAGAACTGGAAAAAACGGAAGATCATCAAAAAGCCATTGCGGATATCACAAAGATAAGAAATGCTCAAGAAAGTGAAGCACTTCGAAATTACATTGAAGCAGCAAAAGCAGTATCAAATCTCGAAGAAAAATTAAAAGACTTAGATCAGAGTTCACCGGATTGGAAGAAGACGAATAATGATCTTCTCGACGCCATCGTAACCCTGGAAAAGGCGGAGGACGCAACAGAGAATCTGACAGGTGCCACCAAAAAAACTGCTGATGAACTTATCGAACTAGATCACGCTGCTATTGCTGCTGCCAGTTCTCTCAACGACTTCGCTAAAGCAGCAGAGAAGTCAGTTGACGAGCAATACGCAGATGCCATAAAAGACTTTAAAAATGAGTTCCTTGGCATGACAGGTGCAGTCAATTCCACACAGACGACGGTAGGCAAACTTGCTGAATCAATGGCGCTTGCCAAGGTTAGCGGCAATAGTTTCATAAAGTCAATGACGGAAAACATCTTGACGATGCAGGGTAGTGCCAATGCTGCAGCATCCGTTGCCAGCAAATTAAAAGAGGCACTTGCAGTCGGCACAATTGATGTAATGCAGGACTTCGAATCCGGTGTTAGAGGGTTCCAAAGTTCCACAGGTCTGCTGAACGCAAGCATCGATGGTGTCACCGAAGCAGGCGATGATTTAGAACAACTTATCGTCAAAAACACGATGGGTGTTCGAAAATATGGTGTGACTATCCAAGACACATCGGCAGCACTTCAGGCATTTACTGCTGAAGGTCTCCTTAGAACAAGTCAGGGACAAGAGGTGCTTCGCGATGGTCAATTGAAAAACATTGCCCTTTTGAGCAAGTTGGGTGTATCAGCAGAGACAACATCAAAGTCGTTTAAATCTCTCACGATGAATATCGGATTCGATGCCGCCCAGTCAATGACCATAATTTCTGATCGGATAACTGCCCTTGGTCGTGCCACTGGAGTAGGTGTTGCAGAGATGCAAAGTCGCTTCGCAGAAGCATTGCCAAGACTTTCATTGTATGGAAAAAGGGCAGTGGACATCTTCGAAGAAGTTCAAGCGAGTGCTACAACACTAGGGGTGTCTGCCGATAGCATCTTAAGTCTCGGAGAAAGTTTCCAGACATTCGAAGGTGCAGCAGAAGCAGCAGGTCAATTGAACGCAGTTCTTGGTGGGAATCTACTAGATCCAATCGAGATGATGCGACAGTCTTTTGACGATCCTGCAGCTGCAGCAATGAAGATCCGAGAAGTTTTTCAGCAGTCTCGAAAGTCTATTGAGGGCATGAACTCGATGGAGATTAAGTTTATTGCCGAGAGAATCGGCATGGACGTCGAGTCTGCAAGAAAGTTCCTGTCCGGACAAATGGACAAAGACGCCGTTACGAAAATTCAAGCAGAGGCAAACATCACCCTCGAAGAGTCAGCGAGAGAAACTCTCTCGGTGCTCGAAGCAACTCGTGCCCAAGCAGCAGAAGGAAACATGGCAATGCTGGAGAGCATGGAAATGCTCGGTGGCGGAATGTATGAAACTGCTCGCAGTGTTGCCACTGGTTTCGCTGCTCTCAATAGTGGATTCACGGGTCTCGCAATCGGCGTCGGTGCCTTTGTCACTCAGGCAATTATACAATACAGAATTACAAACTCGCAACACCAACAGCAAATGGCGACGCTCAACCAAATTCAAGCAAATACAGCACAAACCGCCGCTGCAACCCAAGCAGACTTAGTGAACGGCGATGGTGATGGCAACGGACCTACAGGCGGTGCACCGCTCATCGCTGGAGGAGGTCTCATGAAAGCACTCGGCATCGTCGGCGCAGTTGCTGGATTGGGTGCCACAGTTTACGGTGCATATCAAATGTCGCAGGGCAAAGTTGATGCTGCCCGTGCCGCAAAAGCACAAGAACATGCAAATCAGGCAGCTCAGATGACCCCTCTTGCTCATTTCGCCACGCCAGCAGGACCAACACCCGGACCATCTGTTCCAGGACCAGCAGCACCTGCAGGAGCAAAAGCAGCAGCACGAACGAAACAGACAGCACCAAGCACATCTATTGCTGACATGCTCACTGCACAGAGAGACACAAACGCTGCCCTCGGCGGATTGATGACAGAGATCAAAAAGCAGGGCACCGAACTGACAAAGATTGCAAAGAACACAGGTTCAACTGCATCAAGTTTGAATCAATAGGAAAAAGACATGGCATCATATGTAAACGTAGAAGACACATTAAAAACACTGTTCCCGCTGAAGATAACGCATTTGCCATCTGACGGCGAACCACTTGAGTTTAAAGCAATGATTACCGTGTTCGAAGACCAGTACACTTCTGAGTGGAACACCGAAAATGTCTTTGGTCGCATGGATCCGATTAGAAACTTTAAGGGAACATCGAGAAGTATCACACTTGGATGGGATGTGGTTGCTGCAGACCTGACCGAGGCAAAGGCCAACATGGACAATTGCTCGACACTACTTGCAATGCTTTATCCTTCTTATGAGGCAACCGGCGATTCGCTCAATCCGAAGCTAGTCACAGAAAACAAAGAAGGACAAAAGAAATTTCAGAAAAACAATGCAGCACTGATCAAGGCAGCGCCACTTTTTGAACTGAAGTTCGCGAACTTGATTGCAGATGCCAAAACTGAAGAGAAGGGGTTAATTGGTTCCATCGAGGGACTCGTTTACGCTCCAGACCTTGAGCAAGATTTCTTTTCTGAAGGAAAAGACCTGTTTCCACAGACAATTAAACTGTCTTTTCAGTTCACTGTAGCACATACTCATCCATTGGGTTGGAACTCTACCGGAAAAGAACAACGACAACCAAACTTCCCATATAAAACAACTCAAGAAACCAAAAAAGGCCCCAATTCGACGGGAGGACAATAAAACATGTCTAGATATGATAAGTCGACCGTCAAGGTCACAAGAAAAAAGAATATGAACAAGATTCTCAAGGATAGAGATATCAAAGATCGCCTGTACCACTACATGACGACAAGGCAGCAGTCCATCCCTACGGCAAATTATGATCAATTAAAGGTTCAGGCACATATATGGAATGTTGGAGATAGATTTTACAAATTAGCAAATACGTATTATAATGATCCTAGACTCTGGTGGATTATCGCTTGGTACAACAAAAAACCAACCGAAGGGCATGTTGCCTTGGGGGACAAGATATACATTCCACTTCCACTGGAAGATGTTTTAAGTTTGTGGGAAGGTTAGAGAATGTCGATAGAATTTTCGAAATTTACAGATCCAGAATGGAGTGTCGTCAACATCACCGACTGGGGTGATGACATCACATATGAAGACTCCAATACTTATTATAGAGGGGTCTACGTTGAGACCCCAGAGGAATTGATTCCAGATCCAGGTCTCAAAAGCACCGTTCCCGACGCTGCCTCAAGATGCAAGATCTATCACCTTGTAGTCCAGGTCGGCAGCAAGACCCGCCTAAAAGAACTGAATGATCAACCAAGCGAACGCGAAAAGGTCCTTGAATACGCCGCCGAAAACTTAATTCCTCAAGTAGAGGGGCATTCTGATAAGTATCAAGAGAAATACATTGTTCACGAAATGCTTCGTGCACATCGCTCCGGTCCTGCCAAAGTGGGCAACATAGGGTTTCCACAACTGGGGAGAGGCAAAACTTGGCACTCACCAGAGACATGGAGAGAAGATTTTCTCGATCCCGCCAACCAACTCGACGAGCAGTCCGGTGCAAACCTTGGGACGAACATTGCAACTTTCTTTTTTTCTTTTAGAGTGTATGAGATCATCCCTGTCTCCAAGGCAAAACTGGAAAGGATCGCCAAAGCAGCATCTCTAGACCCGCCCACCGGACTCTTCCCATTTGGTTCCGGCGCTGAAAGCACGTGGCAGCGACAATCTCTAACAAGTTTTAAAAACAACCTGAAAAGACTTGTGCCCCCCGACATTTCTACATTTCCAAATTTAAAAGATGCGGACAAATCACATGTTCTTGTCGAACCAGATGGCATAACGGCAAATTTTCCTGCCTACTACTTGAGCATGACAAGGGACGACCTCGCCGCCCTAGAAAACCAGCGAAACAGAGAAGAATTTGATAAAACAGGCAAAAGACCTTCAGAAACTAGAAAAGAAAAACTCGCAGCCCATGCAAAAGCAGCAGAGCGAAAAAGAAAACTAGAGGAATTCAAAAAAGACAAAGAATCAGAAGCGGCACTTGTTCTCAATAACGCCTTAGAACTGGCAAAAAGAAGAAGAAAGTTGAGAAAAGAAAAGGGGCAAATACACAAGAACTTTGCATGTTTCGATTTTAAAGATTCCGACCTCGAAGTTCGCCTTGACGACATTGGTTCCGTCGTCTCTGCGCCAAAGAACATGGCAGCATTCTTTGAGGATCTTCGACCAATTCACTACTCCGCACTAATACCGAGAGTCAGGATCTACAAAGATCAGGTTGATTCTCCAAACAAGTCCAAGAACTTACTAGAATATGAATTTGAAGAGTATTTCGACATCACCAGTGCCGGCAACTCTGCGGGTATTCTTAAAAACCTGTATGCGACATCCAACGGTGTGAATGTGACATCATTTGACTGGAATTACACAGGAAAAGATCCATATCAGGCATCCACGATTATCATGGTTGACATCAAGTTCCGAGCACAAAACATCGACGTCCTCTATGAACCTCGAACTTTTATCGACAAAGACGGCAAGTCAACAAAGTATAAATTCGCAGACCTGATGATTCCTGGTTTCCTCAACACTCAAGACGACGGCGTGAGAGACGAAAAGACCTCCACCGCCCTGAGAACAGTTGTTGAATACTCGGTTAACGAAAGTGACGGCATTTGGGAAGGGTACGAAGACCTTAAAAATGTCATCAAAAGCATGAGAACGGAAATGTCCCTCTATTTGATGAACTATGAAATAGACCTGCAAGACACAGGGACTGTCGTCATCAGTGCTCGTTACACCGGACGCCTAAATTCTGATTTTGAAGATCCCAAGAAGTCTGTCTTGGGGCAACTCCCCGCCGCAAAAGACAATTCAGGGAAATATTTTAAAGAGAGAAAATTGGCACGAAAACAGATCGATATTGATAAGAAAAAGGTCGACCGACTGTCACGCGAAATACAGGAACTTAAAGAAACAAAGGCATATGCCGCTAATGCCACCAGTAAGACCGTTGAAGAGCAGGGCAAAGAAATTCAAAAGAGAAAAACAGAAAAGATTAACCTCGAAGCAGGCATTGCCGAGAGTGATAGAAAGTTTAGGTTTGATCTAGAGGAAAAGGATGCCTATGAACTTTTTGCATCAGAACTGAGTACAAAAATAATTTATAGAGACTTCGCTTCAGAGATCTTAAAAAAGATTCAGGTTTCCCCTGTCAGCATTGTCACCAAAAAACTAGCAGGGCAACTTAATTCATATCAAGAAGACGCCTCCGCATCTCGCCAGCAACACCGCAATAAGAGTTTCTCTGAGACCATAGTTAATTTACCTGAAAACGAAGATACTCGCCAGAAGGCCCAAGAGAATTTTAATGCCATCAAGGGTTCCCTTTTGCCAACTTACGACGACGAGAACTACTACATTAAGTATGTGTACTTCGGCGACATTGTAGAGCATGCAATTGCTTCCTTTCTCAAAAACAAACTCCAAGATCCGTTTGATGCTAACGACGTCCGCATTGCCCTTGGACCTGTTGATTTTCTGGAAAATATCAATGACCACGGCGTGGCACCTTTGGTCATTAAGCAGGAATATGTTGATGAATCCGCAGCGTTAAGGGAGAAGGTTCGCGAAATCGCCGCAACAACCGATCTGGAACCTCACGAGATCGCGGAACGATTCCTCGACGTCACACCCGAAGAGATCGAGGAAATGCTAATGCCAGAAGAGATGCAGGGTGATTCGGTTACTGAAAGGTCTCTTGCGAATCTTCGTGGAGACACTAACGCTGCCCCACTTAAGCACAGAATCAATATTGCAGACATTCCAATATCTGTAAACCTTCTTTTGGACCACTTTAACGACAAAATCGTTCAAGGAGGAAAACAGAACTACACTTTATCGAACTTCCTCAGAGATTCCTTCTTGGAACTGATTCAGAAGCAGTTTACAGTGGATAGCGAGCATGCCCTTATGAAAAAACAGACAATCACTGTTGGCGGTTATTCAAGTTTTATCACAACGATTGAGAACAAGAACGATAAAAAAGATGCTCTTGGTTTTAAATTCGTCACAAGGGACGACATCAGGGGAAAGAAGGGTGAAACAGGAAAGTTCGCTGTCTGGAGTCCTGACCTCAAGACAGGTCCAAATGCAGACAACCTGGTTTACTTGACAGGGTTAAAAGAAAATGGTAAACTACCAATAGTAACTCATAAGTCAAATTATCACGAAGCGAACAGTACAACAAGTTATTTGTTCATTTACGGGAAGGACAGAGGCGAGGTCACCAGGGCAAACAAGACAAAGAAACAAGACCTCGAAGATGGCATCTATCACCTCAAGGTTGGTGCAGAAGCGGGAGCAGTTAAGGACATTTCTCTTAAAACCGCATCATCTGCAACTTACGAGGCAATGACCCTGCAGATTGCAGACAAGAAGGGTCAACCAATCTCTCGTCGCGTTTACGATGCCACGGTAACACTGCACGGAACGCCGTTCGTGATACCGGGTCAGGTTGTTTACATCAACCCTGCTGCTTTCGGTACAGAAAAGCACCTAAAAGACCTCGGTCTGGTTGGTTACTTTCTTGTCATCAGTGTATCCAACAGTATCAGCGAAGGCAGATACGAAACAGTGCTAGAATGCAAGTTTACGGGGAATTAATAAATGGTATTAAATCCAAAAGGCAAAAATAACATGGGAGCACGTGCTGCATATTACTCCAGAGGTATAATGGAGGATTATATGGACGAAACAGCAGAGGTCGACCAAAGTGTATCATTTATCGATTTGCGCAAAAAGGCACTCTATGGAAAAATGAACCTAGAGAACAAAGTTGTCTGCCCAAACCTTAATTTCATGAAACCTAGCGCCATTGGCGGGTATGTAACTTTTGACTTTGTTGACGACGCAATTTCTGACCTTAAAGAAGCAATTAAAAATGGTCTACAGAATGGTGGAATCCGCAAAGGCAGTGTTTTTGCAGGTTTTGAACCCGTTGCCCTCAAGAACGATTGGCGAGGAGAGTACAGAGACTATCTAAACTCAGCAAAGACTGGTTTTCGAGACACTTTTCTAGAATCACCACTCAGAAGATCCCGCATTGAACGCTTTTCTGACTTTTTGCCCGTTTTTGCTGAATTCGCAGCACTCAATTTACCAGACTTTCCAATAACCTTTTCCAGGTACTGGGTTTCCCGCCAAGTTGACCCTGGATTTACCGGTTTGGCATTTTCTGTGGCACAAGAGAAATTTGGTGATGACGCAATATCTGTTGAGAAGTACCTTGGCGACTTATCTTACAATGCTTTTGCTCGCGAGGCACAAAATCATGGTTTTATCATGGATCGCCACTCACCCTTCCGACTGGTTGTCAACTTCAGTTCCGCAAAAATGCAGGAATACATGAAAAACCGTGATATATTGAATTTGAAGGATTTCTTCAAGAAAAGAACAGTTGAACCTCTCCTTGCAGAGTTTAACGAATTGGTCATGTTTGTCTCATCTCTATATCCAGAACTTCTTGGCGATTTTGACCCATTGGTTGACATCTGCTATAAGAACGGAAAAACAACCCACAGAATGCGACAGAGAGAAACATTCAATCCCACCAGTCTTGAGCAATGCTTGGCAATGGGTAGTGTTTCCAAGTGGTTAAGACTCTATGCTTTTATTAAGGCACACGAGGTGAACAAAAAAATTACTCAACGAGAGTTCGACAAAATCGTATCAAAAGCAATATCGATGAATAAAAACCTTGACATCATCGCTTCTTTGGTGTATATTAATGAAGAGTTCAATTCTGCGCTCTCTTATAAGAACGGCATAAAACCCCAAATTGTATTTTAGGTGGTAAATGAAACATTTCGTAACCCTTGACGACAAATCAGAGTGCGTTGGGGTCTATTGCGACGGTGAATTGCATTTTGATAGCATTCCCGAAGACCTTACGCATACTTGGTGCCACACCGATTCGCTAAAGACCATTGGCGCATCTAAGGTGGAGTATGCCAACCTGTATTGTCAGGGCAAAACACTGGAACAAGTGTGTCCGAAAGACATGAGATCTCGTTGGGAGAAGATAAACAAGAGAATGGCAGCATACTTCAGTTCATTTATCGAGGCAAAGGTTGATTTGAGCGAAAATTGCTTTTTTGACCTCATTCCGAAGCAGTATTTGACAGAGTATTGTGACCTCAAGACGAGAATCGTTAAATCCGTGTTCGCAGAGCATGATAAGCCCCAAAATTATGATTTATTGAAAGATTTGGTGGTGATGGTCGGGGACATCAAAAAAAGAAAAATAACCCTCGATATGGCATCTCTGAGAAAGCAGGCACACAAGAGGAGAGCAAGGGATCTTTTGAAGTCTTTTAAAGAAAAGAGCAAGACAAACTTTATTGTATATGATCCTTTTAAGACAAAGACAGGCAGACTTGCGGTAAAATCAGGAAGTTTCCCAATACTTAATTTAGACAAGGAATTCCGCACTGTCGTTTTGCCCGAAAACGATCTGCTCTTGGAACTCGATTACAATGCTGCAGAGATTCGCGTTTTGCTCGCCTTGGCAGGCATGGAACAACCAGAAGGAGACATTCATCAGTGGCACGCTTCACATCTCAACGTATCAAGAGAAAGAGCGAAAGAACTCGTGCTATCGTGGCTGTATGGCTCGAAGACCTCCGATATTGGAGAAAATATACAAAAGCTTTACGACAAGGACAAGATCCTGACCTCTTTTTACAACCGCCAGGAAGATTCAGTTACCACCCCAATGGGGAGGACGATCAAGACTGATGACTTCCGAGCCTTAAACCACCTCGTGCAGTCAACCACTGCAGATATGGTTTTTGAGCAGATGGCAAAGGTCTACAGGCACCTTCAAGGTAAAGAGAGTTTTATCAAGTTTTGTTTGCACGATTCTATTGTAATTGATCTTAAAAAAGAAGATTTAGATGGTATAATGGATCTTGTGGATCTTTTTTCGAATACCAGATTCGGAAGAATCAGGGTCGGCGCAAGTGCCGGTAAAAACTTTGGAAATATGAAAAAGTTGGAGATTTAATGATAAACGTTGTTGGAATTGGTAAGTTTGGTTGCGAACTCGCGTCAGACTTCGAAAAACTTAAAAACTACGATGTATACAAGATCGATCATGATCTTGAAAAGTCAAAGAGAACTCGCGGTGTAAAGAAAGAAAAGACACCCGAGAAATATGAAGAAAACTGCCCAGGAATGTCTTACTTTTTTAAAGGCATCTCCGGCAGGAGTCTTCTGATTGTACCTGGAGGAGAGACCATCTCTGCGATCACTCTCCGAGTCTTGGAACACATGAACAACAAAAAAACAACCGTTCTATATGTTCAACCAGACTTTAGAAATCTCAATGGTCCTGCACGACTCCATGAGCGTGTGGTCTTCAATGTCCTCCAGGAATATGCTCGTTCAGGCATGATTGCAGGTCTCATTCTTGCAAATGTCGGCGACATAGAGAAAGCAATTGGCGATGTGCCCGTTATTGGATACGAAGAAACCTTTCGCGGGTACATCGTCAATTCTCTCAACTTGATATATTATTTTGAACACAGTACGCCCGTCTTGGTGTCGGATTCTGACAAGATTGACCATTCTAGAATTATGACGATTGGTCTTGTTGATTTCGAATCGGGCGAAGAGAAAACATTTTTTCCTCTTGACAACATCAAAGAAAGAATGTATTATTATGGAATAAATGATAATGAACTTAGAAACGACAACCAACTTATCTCAAAGATAAGAGGACAAATTGATTCTAAGAGGGACGCAGACCAGAGAACTTCTTATAGGGTCTATTCTACGTCCTACGAAGAACCTCATGTTTTCTGTATCCAGTCATCATTGATGATACAGAAAACATTGAAATAGTGATTATTAAAAGGAAAACGCACAGCATATGAGCAAATGTTTAAACTGCAACAAAGAAAACCCGCCATCGCTCGGCGCAAAGAAAAGAAAGTACTGTTCAAAGGGGTGTTCAAAAGAATACTACAAGAAGACACATCGGTATAAAAAAGACCCTTGGGTTAGAAAATACCAGATCGCAGAAGAGGACCTCCGCCAGCGAAAAGAAAAGTATGAGGACCTCCTGAAGACACACATGACCAGCGACCAGATATTCCAGAAGTTTGGAATATTGCCGGCAACCGTCCACCGCCGTGCCAACTTGCTTGACATCGTTCCTTTGCGCCACACTTATCAGACCCGCCGCGATCACTATTCTGCTGAACAGGTCAAAAAGATTGTCAACTTTGAAACTTTGCGAAACGCCCGACCCTCTGCCCCTAATCCTGCTGGGTACATTGATCGAAAAGAATTGCTTTCAGAATTGCAGATCCACGAAGCGACTCTTCTTGAGTGGTTTAAGAAATTCGGAAAAATACCAAACACAATAATTGGAACGATGTCCCAACCGCGCAAAGAGTTCTACAACATACAAGCAGTTCAACAGTGGGCACAGGCAATAGAACTTATCCGCCAGGAGAAGAAAGCAGCGAAGCATGCGCAACGATTGGCACGTCAAAGTGCCATCGAGTCCGAAAGACTTGCCAAAGAGAAAGACTTTAAAAAGAGAGTAAAAAGACTCGTAACTCGCAAGCAAGCCACAGAAATGTTGGATTATAAAACATTTAATGGTCGTGTGCGAGAACTTCTGCTAGAGCACGAAGTGGCTCTAGTCCCGCCTCACACCGGAAAACGACAGTATTACTACCCAGAGAAAGAGGTTAAAAAGGCAAAGAAGCTTCTCGATGCAGAAAGGTTCAATCGGAGGAGCAATAGATACCCGAAACTTGGAGTCGACGTCAGAATCTTCACTGAGCAGAGGGCAATAGATAGGATAATGACGAAGCATAGACTCGGTAAACTTAGAAAGACCGAGCAAAAACACTATCCAGCGTTCTTGGAGCAGGTGAACCGCCTCAGCGCAGGTGAGAAGATTTTAAAGATCTGTAAAGACTGCAGGGTTGAGAAGGATATTACTGAATATGGTTTGGATCTGAGTTATTCACAGTGCAGGTGTCATTCCTGCAAGGCCTGCAAGAAATCTAAAAGAACCCCCGGCTCTCCTGAAAAATCTCGAAAGATGAAGTTTAAGGCAACATTTCTTACGGCGATAAAAAAGAGTATTGCCGCCCACCGAGGCCAGCACTATTACATCTCAACATTGAGTGCTTGGGAGAAGATAGAGAAAGAGTGCGGATATACTTGGGAGGATCTTGTTAGGCACATTGAGGCTCAATTTGAACCCTGGATGTCGTGGGAAAACTGGGGTCAACTTCCCAGGGGCAAGATTAGGGGCGTTACATGGCAAATAGATCATTGCCTCCCAAAAGCGATGTTTGTCTATAGGGATTTTTCTGATGAGGATTTCAAAAGGTGCTGGTCTTTAGAAAATCTGCAGGTTTTAGACTCTGTTGAAAATTCGATAAAATCCCACACCGAAGATAAAAAACATTATTCCCGAGCATCTACTTGACACTTAAGTGATCCCGTGATATAATGATAACTAACAACCAGGCACTTGGGGAGATTTGCCCAGTGTCTTTAAAAGGAGAAAATAATATGGCAATTGATATGAGTAAAATGAGAGACCGTTTGACCAAATTGACCACTAAAGGTCAAGGCGGAGGTTCCAACTTCTGGCGACCATCTGACGGCAATCAAACAATTCGCATTGTACCTACGAAAGATGGCGATCCCTTCAAGGATTATTTCTTTCACTACAATGTTGGCAAGAACGGTGGATTCTTATGTCCAAAGAAGAACTATGGCGAAGAGTGCCCAGTTTGCGATTTCGCAAGCACCCTCTATCGTGCAGGTGACGAGGACAGCATCAAGACAGCGAAGGAATTGACCGCACGTCAGCGTTTCTTTTCTCCTGTGTTGGTTCGTGGCGAAGAGAACCTCGGTGTTAAGGTTTGGGGTTATGGCAAGACTGCTTATGAAACCCTCCTTAATCTGGTTCTCAACCCCGAGTACGGAGACATCACCGATGTTCAGGAAGGTACCGATTTGGACTTGCACTATGGCAAGGCACCAGGTCAATCTTTTCCTATGACCAAACTGACTCCGAAGCGTAAGTCTTCTGCGGTTTGTGAGGATTCCTCCCCTGAGCAGTGCGCAGAGATTCTCGACACCGTTCCAGAATTGGATGGTTTGTTCGAGCGCAAGTCCACTGCTGATGTTCAGGCAATTCTCGATGAGCACTTGTCTGGCGATGATTCTGCAGAAGATGGTTCTAACGAAATCTCTAAGTACGGAGATGCCAGTCCAGCAGCGTCTGGTGGTACAGTGAAAGATCAGTTAAACGATCTGCTCAATGCCTAAACACTTGTCGGGGGGTTTATCCCCCCGACTTTTATATCTAAATGAGGTATTGCAATGGCAACAGATATTAAAAAAATGAGAAGCAAGCCCGGCAAATTGGGCATCAGCGGCATCAAGTCTGTCTTGAATAAGAAGATGGGAATGACAGTTGCGCAAACCCTTACCGACGAGAACCCTTCGGATGTTAAAGATTGGATTTCAACCGGATGTACATGGTTGGACGGTGTTATTGCCCGAGGCAGAATGGGAGGCATCCCTGTCGGAAGAATTACTGAAATGTGCGGACTTGAAGGTTCCGGTAAATCATATCTTGCTGCCCAGGTCGCAGCAAACGCAAATGCAAAAGGCATCGGTGTCGTGTACTTTGACTCCGAAGCAGCATTGGATTTTAACTTTTTGAAAAAAGCAGGCATCGACGAAGACAACTTCTTGAGAGTAACTCCCACTTCCGTGGAGAACGTCTTCGAAACAATTGAAACGATCCTGACAGAAGAAAACTCCCAAATCCTCTTTATTTGGGATTCCCTTGCCAACACTCCAACGGAATTGGACGTTGCAGGGACATACAACCCTTCAGAATCGATTGGTGTTAAAGCACGGATTCTTTCAAAGGCAATGGCAAAACTGACCGTTCCTCTGAATGAGACGAACAGCACTTTTCTGGTTCTGAATCAACTAAAGACAAACATCACCCGAGATATGGCATCAGCACTAATTGATCCCTACATCTCTCCAGGTGGCAAGTCCATGCACTATTCGTCCAGTCTGCGTATTTTCCTGACAGGTCGTAAGGGCAAAGCATCCTATATCTATGACGACAATGGTTTTCGAATTGGTTCAGAGACCAAGGCAAAGATTAAAAAGTCGAGATTTGGCACAGAAGGTCGCGAAGCATTCTTCAAGATCATGTGGGGCGATGACGTCTTTATTGAAGATGATGCAAGTATCTTTGAGGCAGTCAAAGGGAAGTCAGACAAAATGACATCGGCAGGTGCATGGTTTACGCTTACACACTCCGATGGCACAACAGAGAAGTTCCAGTCAAAACAATGGAACGAAAAGATGAAAGACGATAAGTTCAGAACCTCCGTAATGGAAATCTTTGAAGAAGAAGTGGTCCGCAATTTCGCTGATCGCAAAGGCAAAGCAGAAGATTTTTACGGAGAGGATGAACAAGATGTCGAATAAGAAGAAAAGAATATTAATCATCGACGGCTCCAACATGTTCCGTAGAAACTTCGAGGCAAACCCTAAAGTTTCACAAAACGGACCTGTTGGAGGTCTGTTTGGAACAATGAACTCCATTCAGAAGGTCTGCAACGAATTGATGCCAGACAAGGTTGTTATGGTTTGGGATGGCGCAGGTGGCAGTCTTCGAAAACGAAAGATTGCCCCTGGTTACAAGCAAGGTCGCAAACCACCTAGACTAAACCGATTTGATAGACAACAGATGACACCGGAACAACATGCGGCAAGTCATCTGTGGCAACAGAAGAGGCTGATTGACTACATTGACCTGATGCCGATCCACCAGATCAGAATTGATGACGTGGAGGCAGATGACGTGATCTCTTATGTCTCTCAGATGGAAGATTTTGCCGACTGGCAAAAGGTTATCTATTCTTCCGATAAAGACTTTTATCAACTTGCGAGAGGAAGTCTTGGTGACATCGACACCCTTATCTACCGCCCACAAACTGGTGGCCGAGCAGAACTCGTTCATCAAGACATTATTCTAGAAGACAACGGAATTCACCCTCGAAACTTTGCTGTTGCAAGGGCAATCGCAGGGGACAAGTCCGATAACCTTCCAGGCGCACCCAACGTGGGTCTTGGCAAGATTGCTAAAAGGTTTCCATTTCTCGCGGAAGAAAAAGAGTACGCTCTTCAAGATATTTTTGAAGATTGCGAAAAAAACCTTGGCAAATTGAAAATATATGATAGTATAATAGATAATAGAAACACGATCTTGACGAACTACGGAATGATGCAACTCGATGCTCCAAACATTCCATATCAGTCAACCAAGATCATTAAAGAGAGTATCAGAAACATGGACATGTCCTTCGACAAAACCTCAATTGAACTGATGAAGCGACAGGACGACATTGCTGAGGCAAAGCATGATCTTCTGTACTCTCACTGCAGGCGCTTTTCCGCAGAGGGTAAAGAACGTGAATGAAAACTTTGCCCGTTTCGGGAAGACATTTCAAGAGAACCTCTCCAGACTGATCATGGATGATCGTGCCTTCTCCGATCAGATCCTGGAGGTCCTCGACGTTAACTTTTTTGAGCAGAAGTATCTGCAGGTCTTTAATAAACTTATTATCGACTATAAAGAAAAGTATAGCGTTCATCCAACTCGCACAATCCTGGAAACAGTGTTGCGCACCAGTCTGGACGAAGAGAATGAACTGATTCAAAAGCAGGTTAGGGATTTCTTTGTTCGTTCATCGACAGCAGTGGACGATGTTACCGATGTTGACTACATCAAAGAGCACTCTCTAGATTTCTGCAAAAAACAGAAACTCAAAGAAGCAATGTTGTCCTGCACTGACCTTCTCAAGAGTTGCAAGTTCGAAGAGATTAAAAGTAAACTCGATACTGCGATGAATCTCGGCATAGACAACGACTTTGGTCACGAGTATATCAAGGACTTCGAAGAACGATTCAAGATTAGACACCGCGCTGAAGTGACGACAGGTTGGGACGAAATTGACAAGATCACTGATGGTGGTCTTGGAAAAGGAGAACTTGGTGTCGTTATCGCTCCAACGGGTGCCGGTAAATCTATGGCACTGGTTCATCTTGGGGCACAGGCAGTCAAGAAAGGTCTCCACGTGGTTCACTATACTCTCGAACTCGCGCAGACCGTTGTCGGTAACAGATATGATGCCTGTTTGACCAAAAATGCCCTCGGTGCGCTTCATGGACTAAAAGATGAAATTTATGAAGAAATTAAAGATCTTTCTGGCGGTCTGATAATTAAAGAATATCCGACCAAAACCGCATCTACCAACACGATCAAGAATCACTTAGAGAAGATGCGCAAAAGAGGGATACCCATCGACATGATCATCGTTGATTATGGAGATCTGCTGAGACCGGTATCCGTTCAGAAAGAAAAGAGGAACGAGTTGGAATCAATTTATGAAGAGATGAGAGGACTTGCTCAGGAATATGAGTGCCCCATCTGGACAGCATCCCAGACAAATAGAACTGGGTACAATGCCGATTGCATCAGTCTCGACGCAATTAGCGAAGCGTTTAGCAAATGCTTTGTTGCCGACTTCATTTGCACAATTTCACGCAATACAGAACAAAAAGAAAGCAAAACGGGTAAAATGCTCGTAGCAAAAAACAGAAATGGCATCGATGGACTCGTCTATCCGATGTATATCGATACAAGCAGAATTGATATGCAAGTACTGCCATACCAGGGTGATACGCCATCTTCTGTCGTTGTTACCACGGCAAAGGAGCAATTCAAGAAGGTGCAAGAACAATACAAAAACCACATGTCAAAGAAGAGAAACGGAGAAGGGAAAAATGCCAAAAATTGAAACAGTTACCAGGGAAACAAAGGAGTACTTTGAAGGAGACGAACTCGCAACCAACGTGTTCATCACAAAGTATGCCCTAAGAGACAAGGAAGGACAATTCCAGGAGGCAAGTCCGAACGACATGCACGTTCGCCTCGCAGGTGAGTTTGCTCGTATCGAAGATAAGTTCGGCGGGAGCAAAATGTCCAAAGAAGAGATTTTCGAGAGCATAAAAGGATTTAAAAAGATTGTACCACAGGGTTCACCCATGTACGGTATTGGAAACAACTTCGTCAACGTCTCCTTGTCGAACTGTGTTGTTGTAGAGTCTCCAGGTGACAATATTTCATCTATTGTGGATTCTGGCAAGGATTTGGCAAACCTTTTTAAACGTCGATGTGGTGTCGGATTAGATATCTCAGAACTGCGCCCCGAAGGTGCTGCAGTCAGCAACAGTGCCGGAACAACAACAGGTGCCTGGTCTTTTGCTGATTTCTATTCTTATGTATGTCGTATGGTTGGTCAGAATGGTCGCCGAGGTGCCCTGATGATCACAATGGACGTCCGCCATCCAGACATCGAGAAGTTTATCACAATGAAGCACGACTTGACCAAGGTTACAGGTGCAAATGTCTCAGTTAAAATCAGCGATGACTTCATGCAAGCAGTTGAGAACGACGAGACATTCACTTTGACCTACCCTGTCGGTACTGCTAAACCAAAAATTACAAAAGAAGTTTGTGCACTTGACGTCTGGGACAAAATTGTTGAATCTGCTACAACCACTGCAGAACCAGGCATCTTGATGTGGGACAATATCACTAAAAATCTACCTGCTCACGACTATCCAGCATACAAGACCATTTGCACAAATCCCTGTGCAGAGATTCCTTTGTCTGCTTACGATAGTTGCCGCCTTATTTCTGTCAATTTGAAGAACTTCGTCGAGAATCCCTTCACCGACAAAGCATCTTTCAATTTTGACTCTTTTGGCGATACGGTGCGTCAAGCAATGCGTCTTTCTGACGATTTGGTGGAATTGGAAATTGAGAAGATTGAATCAATCATGAATTCCTGCGACACAAAGGACGAAAAGGCACTTTGGTTGAAACTTCGTGATGCTGCAGCAAATGGCCGCCGAACTGGTCTTGGAACTCACGGTCTTGCCGATGCCTTGGCATGTTTGCGACTCCGATATGACAGTGACGATGCGATTAAGGTCATCGACAAGATTTACGGCACCCTGAAGACAGAGGCATATCGAGAATCTTGCAACCTTGCCGCTGAGAGAGGTCCGTTCCCCCACTTTGATTGGGAGATTGAAAAAGACAATGCCTACATCAAAGCACTGCCCAAAGAGATTCGGGATTTAATCAAAAAGCATGGTCGCAGAAACATTTCAATTCTGACCAATGCCCCGACTGGTTCCGTATCCATCATGAGTCAAACAAGTTCAGGTTTAGAACCAGTGTTCCGCAACTTTTACGTCAGACGTCGTAAAATCAGTCACAATGACACTGAAACGAAAGTTGATTTCGTCGATGAGATCGGAGACAAGTGGCAGGAATATAAAGTGTTCCACCACAATGTTCAAGACTGGCGAGAAGAGAATGATTTCCACACAGGAGAAATGTCCGACGAAATCCCAGACTTTTTTGTAGAGTCAGACCAGATCGACTGGTTGCGTCGTGTGGAAATTCAAGAAACAATTCAGAGACACATTGATCATGCGATTTCCTCAACAATCAACCTTCCCGCAGGCACCAAACCAGAGGTTGTCGGCGAACTTTACAAAGAAGGTTGGAAACGAGGTCTTAAAGGTATCACAGTGTATGTGGATGGTTCCAGAACCGGCGTCCTCGTCACAGAGACGCAAAAAGAGGAAGAGGGCTTCATTCAGCGTGATGCTGCCCCTCGTCCAGAACTGGTTGAATGTGAAATTCACCGCACAACCATCAAGGGAGAGAAGTGGGTCGTGCTGGTCGGCCTTGTCGAAGGCAAACCATACGAACTTTTTGCAGGTCTTTCTTCTAAAATTACCTTGCCAAACAAGTATACTCATGGTATAATTGTAAAGCACCCAAGAAAGACAACCAGATCAATTTACGATTTGGTATTGGGCGAAGGTGACGATCAGTTGGTTATCAGCGATATTATCAATATCTTTGACAACCCAAACAATGCGATTATGACTCGTATGATCTCACTTTCTCTGCGACACGGTGCAAACGTCAAGTTTGTCGTCGAGCAGATGCAGAAGGATCAAGACACCGACTTCACATCCTTTAACAAGGTGTTGTCTCGGGTCTTGAAGAAGTATATTCCTGATGGGGAGAAAGCATCGGATAAAACCTGCCCAAGTTGCAGTGCCGAAGGTCTCATCTACCAGGATGGTTGTGTAACATGCACTCAGTGCGGATATGCTAAATGTGGATAAGGAGAAAACATGAAATTAGCAGTTGATAACACTCAAAACGAAGACCAAAAAGTAAGCAAAGAAGAACGCATTGTTGACTACATCAAGTCTATTGCAGCGATTGAAGAGGCAATTGAACCTTTTAAAGAGCAAAAGAAGGCACTGAAGACCAACTACGTAGAGAACGGTTGGTTGGATAAAGAAGAGATCAAGTTGGCAATGAAAGCGTACAAGATGCTTAAAGATGATGTCGACCTTGATCAGTTGACCGACTTCTATGAAACTGTTGGAGGTAGTCTATAATGAACGTGCTTCCAAAGAATAGGCATATTCTTATTGAACCACTTGCGGAAGAAGAGCAGGATAAACCAACTGTTCTTCTTCCAGCAGATTATCAGAAGAAACAAGAGTATGTCGTAGCAAAAGTTCTCAACGTGCACGATTCCGTAAAAGAGGAGATCCAAGAAGGGTCTCTCGTCGTTGCAGAACCAAATATGGTGCGGGAGATTACCCTTGAGGGTCAAACTCACTACTTACTGCAAGCAAACTACGTGCTTTGCGAAGTGAGACTCTAGACAAGAGGAATCGAAAAAGAGTCTTATGGCATTATGCCAACCTGGTCAGGGTCTCTGACCAACAAGCTATGTCAAGACACTTAAGAAGAATAATTCGAGTCGTCATTACCCCGTTCCTGCTCTTTGTCCTGCCAGCATCTGCACTTGTTGCCACGGTGTGTGTTCCAGGAGTTTCAGAGTGGTTGTACGAATTAATAAAACAGTCAACAATGATTTCGCAGGACATTGTGGCATCTTTTTTTAAAATAATGACCTCAGTCATTTGCGCTCTTACTATTTAGTAAGAGAGGTTTTTATGTCAGAAAATAAAAAGAGAAGAATTACTAAAAAGTTTATTGAAGCACAGTTAGATGAACTGTACTCTCATGAGTTGGTGAACCTCGCGTCTGCCCTTGGTAGAGAATCCACCTATGGCGAAGTGCTGAGATATTCTGCTGATTATATGATAGAACTCTTTTCTAGGAAACTCTCTAAAAGTTCTGTATTTTATGACCTCGGCAGCGGCATGGGCAAACTTGCGTCCCACGTCGCGCTGAAGTCCAAAGCAAAGAGGGTGGTGGGAATCGAACTGGACAAGAAGAGGCACAAAGAGTCGCTTGACTTGGCGTCCAAGATTGATTTCCCAGCAACACAACCTGAATTCATCAATGATGATATATTTGATACTGACTTCTCTGATGCCACAATCGTCTATTTTGACAACACTTCGTACCCAGATGGTTCTTTGGAGAAAATTATAGAACTTCTTCCAAAAGGGTGTCTCTTGATATACAAGCAGGGTGGTGCCCATATTGGTGATCGGTTTTTTCGACTGGACACAACTTATGGCAATCCGAACGCTACAGAACACGTGGAGAGTACCCTTGCTAGGTTCTGGTTAATGCATGCTTCGTATCGGTATGTTTAGGTGATATTTGCGCGGATGTAGGTTAAAATACAAAGACATTGTTGTGGGGGGCAGTTTAGAGGCACTTTCTTACGCCTATTCCAAAGGGTACCCTGTGGTCGGAATAAAGCAAAGACCGCATTTTTTCCTCGATAAACACCGCTCTGAATGGGACAGTTTGTCTTTTTTCTTGTCTCTCTCTGGTCAATTGCCAATTGCCAAGGGTTTGACGTCAATTCGTATCCTGGAAGACGAGAAACTTATCAAATGCTTCACCGAAAACTCAAGAATGATTGAGATCGAATATGAGAAAATTCACCTTGTAGATGATCACGGCGTTGGTGGATTGCCCTTGCCGACAATTGAGGCAAAAAAAGAATATCTCGTATTCGACTGGTTGAAGGTTGTTCGAGGCGGAAAGCATGCCTATGATTATATTCTGGATGAGGACAGTGACGACTTCGTTAAAAAGGTTGTATTTTACTCAGGAATCGGATACAGGAAGCAGCACAAGAATGCCTGTGCCGTGTCCGTGCTGACAGAGTACAAATTGAAGTCACTAGACTACTCAGAGACCTACACTCTTCTCAAGGTTCGACAGATGATGACAGACGCAGGACTGAAAGGGAACAGAAACGGAACACAGGCATACAATGGCAAACCTGCCTATCAGTCGCTCAAGGTGGAGTTCTCTCAGCGAGACAAAGTGCCCCTTCATCGAAATCAATACGCAAATACGAAAACAATTAAATTCATAAAGGATATAGACCTTAAAAAAGATGAAAAATTGCCTTATAATGAGTTATTAGAGGTTGTTTTCGGGAGTCCATATGAAAGAGGAAAATCTAGAACAAGTAAGGATGTTGAAGGAGAAAAGAAAGTCTAAGAGAGGCAAGTATGCCGTCGGAGACTTTCACATGTCCGGCATAGTCCCAGTAACGGGAGAGATCCTGGACTTCAACATGCCTTGGCACGACTCCTTAACTCCAATTGCGCAGAATTACCTTGCAATCGAACATGCCGTTTACGAGTGTGCATGTGCGGGTGCAAATACCATCTGGGTCGTCTGCAAGGAGGGTACAACACCTCTCCTTCGACACCGCCTTGGGGACTGGTTGTATGATCCTGTTGAGGTTGACAGCATCTCAAAGAACCCTCGGTCAAAGATAAAGGACAACATCAGAAGGATTCCAATCTATTATGTAAAATTGAAACCAGTGGACTTCCAGCGACGAGAAAGTCTTGGATGGAGCGTGCTTACTGGTGCGATCAATTCGTTCCGCATGTCCTATCGTGTTAGCAAGTGGTTGATTCCAGATAAGTACTATGTCTCTTTCCCATACGGCATATACCCCATGAAGGATGTGAGACTATCTAGGAATCTGTTTAGAAGCAGCAACCCTTATGTGCTAACCTACGATGGCAAGTCTGTTGCTGACGGTCTTTACACAGGGTTCACTTTTGACCGTGACGTATTTGTATATGCACGGCGAGAAATAAGAAAATATAAAACAACACTTGACGAAGTTTTTAAATCTGTTAAACTAGACAAACCGAAAGAGATCGAACTAGACTGGTATTATCCAATTGACTCATGGGACAATTACAAGGAATACCTTTCTTCAGAACACTCAGTGAGTAGAAATGGGAATGTGGCAAATGGCATCACGGTCTTCCAAAAAGAAGAATACAAAAGAGAATACACCGGTATTGGCAGAGAGACTTGAACATATAATTCCAGGAATGTTCTCTCTTTCCGCAGGCGACCTCGTTGTTGTTTCTAACGGCAACTACTTCCGCCGCGATACGCCCAAGCTTGGCATTGTGCTGGAGGACGCCCCAAAGGGGTTTACGTTCGCCAAGATCCATTATGACGGAGAGACAGAAATGTTACTCTCCTGCAATTTCCACAGAATCGAAGAGTGGAAGAGAATCACAGCGGCAAAGAAGGTGAACCTTGACAAAGCGAACATTGTTTAGTGCCTCCTTTGCCACTACGGTCACTTTTTCCACTTTGCTGATTGCCTCCTTTCTGAATAACGAGAGCGCATCTAGGAATCCGCCAAAGCACTCGACGCCGATTGTTTTAAAGACGGCAAAGGAGCAGCCGAAGGTAAAGAAGCGGGTAAAAAGAAAACAGAAAAAACTTAAAAACATCAAGCAGGCACCACGAGTGTCGCCCAATTTCGCCATAACGATGGACATCCCCCTGGAGATGCCACAGGTTCAGGACATGCACGCAGAACTCATAGAGCAGGCAGTGGAGGTTGTGCCTCCCGCACCAAAGGCAGACAACCCTGCCCCAGAATACCCACGTGCTGCTCGCTCAGATGGCATCCAAGGGCGCGTCGTCGCTATGGCACGTGTTGATGAATATGGTTTCGTGATCCGAACCAAGATTCTCTCATCAGATCCTCCTGGGGTCTTTGATGCTGCAGTCACTTCCGCTCTTCGTAATTGGAAGTTCTCTCCGGCAACGATGCGAGGACACCCAATTGAGCAGTGGGTCGAAATTCCTTTTAATTTTGTAATGTAACACTTGACTTGATCCCGTCTTCATGTTATAATGAAGACTGTTAATTTTCAGAAAGAGGTTTGAATGATGGATAGATTGTCTCCAAAAGTAAAGTATGTTGGTCTTCACGCACACAGCGTCGCAGGTTCTCCCTTTGATGCCCTTGGTTATCCCCAAGAGCACATGGACTCCGCCTACAATAATGGCATGGACGCCCTTGCCTTGACCGACCACGGTAACATGAACGGTCTCGCTTATCAGGTTCTTCATGCCAAGAAGATGCAGGAAGCAGGCAAAGACTTCAAACCGATCTATGGTTGCGAAGCATATTTTGTTCCAAGTTTGCAAGAATGGCACGAAGAAAAGAACGCCGCCGAACTAGATAAGAAGAAGGCAAAAAAAGATGCGGAGGCATCGGGGACAACAGTTGAAGATGAAGAGGCTAGCAAAAGTGCTGTTAAAGATATTCTTTCTCGTCGTAGTCATCTTGTTCTTATTGCCGCTAATCAGACAGGACTAAAAAACCTCTTTACAATGATCTCCAAGTCTTATACTCCGGAGAACTTCTATCGCTACCCTCGCCTCGACTTCGACACTCTCGAAGCACACAAAGAGGGAATTATTGTTTCCAGTGCTTGCATGGGCGGCGTATTCGCCAGTGATTACTGGAAAAACCGTGAACAGGGTGAGGAGGCAGTCATCGAGGCGATGACCAAGACCGCAACCCGTTTTAAAGAAATCTTTGGTGACAACTTTTATGGAGAGGTGCAATGGAATGCCATTCCCGACCAGCACGCCATTAACAAGTTCGTCATCAAGGTATGTGGGGAGTTAGGCATCCAACTCGTATCCACATCGGACAGTCATTATCCCGACAAGGATTCTTGGAAAGACCGGGAACTTTACAAGAAACTTGGTTGGCTGTCCAAGGGGGGACTCGAAGACGCAACTCTCCCCGACTCTATCGACGCGACTCGCTGCGAACTCTATCCAAAGAATGGTGATGAGATGGTCGAAGCAATTCGCAAATACACTAAGTCAGAGAACTGGATCTATCGAGAGAACGACAAACCCCTGTTTCCAAGGGGTGTAGAATATGATGAGAAACTTCTCATCGAAAGTGTAGAAAGAACACACCAGATCGCCCATGAGAAGATTGATTCGTTCTTTCCAGATAATACTGTTCGACTTCCCGACTTTGTTGTCCCTGCGTCTCACACAGCGGACGAAGCACTCTGGTCTTACGCAATTGACGGTCTCCGAAGTCGAGGTTTGACTGGTCGCAAGAATTACGAGAAGCGACTCGAAAAAGAGTTCGATGTCATCTCCTCCCGTGGTTTTAGTAAATACTTCCTGACAATGAAGGCGATCTCCGACAAGGCACAAGAGGTGCAACTCGTCGGTGCTGGTCGAGGTTCCGCTGCAGGTTCCCTCGTTGCCTTCTGTCTCAACATCACTCAGATTGACCCCATCAAGTACAATCTCCAGTTCGAGAGATTCCTTCGTAAAGATGCTGTTGATTATCCCGATATCGATTACGATGTCGCCGACCCGATGGAACTCAAGGATTTGTTGATTGACGAGTGGGGCGACAATGTGGTTGTCCCGATTTCGAACTGGAACACGCTGCAATTGCGCTCTCTCATCAAGGATATTTCCAAGTTCTACAAGATTGACTTCTCTGAGGTCAACAAGGTCACAAGTCGCATGCTCGCAGAGGCAACACCTCGTGCAAAGGCAGCGAACAACATCTCCGCTGGTGTGTATACTCCGACATTCGAAGAACTAATTGAGTATTCAGACAGTCTTCGTGGGTTCCTTGTAAAGTACCCCCACATCAAGACGCACATCTTGAAACTGTACGGTTCAGTTCGTTCGTGCTCTCGCCATGCCGGTGGTGTGCTTGTCGGTGAGAATCTTGATCAATACATGCCCCTCATCGCTTCCGGTGGTGTACGGCAGACTCCTTGGTCTGAAGGCATGAACGTCCGTCATCTTGAACCGATGGGTTTCATTAAGTTTGATATTCTCGGATTGGCATCCCTTCGCATGATCGAAGGTGCAATTCGCCACATCCTCAAGCGGAAAGAGGGCGTCGAGAACCCAACCTTCGAAGATGTGAAGACATACTACGACAAACACCTCGATCCCAATGTCATCGACTTCGAAGACCAAGATGTCTGGGAAAGCGTGTTTCATGATGGCAAGTGGGCAGGTGTCTTCCAGTTCACCCAGCACGGTGCACAGAAGTTCTGCAAGGACGCAAAACCTCGCAGTCTCGTTGACCTCGCCGCCATTACTGCCATCTTCCGCCCAGGCCCTTTGTCTGCAAAGGTCCACGATCTGTATGTCGCGGCAAAGTCAAACCCAGATGAGGTTGAATACATCCATCCAATCGTTCGGGACTGTCTCGAAGAAACTTATGGGTTTATCGTCTTTCAGGAGCAATTGGCGTTGCTGGCACACAAGTTGGGTCGACGTGTCTCCCTGGACGAGGGCAACATGCTTCGTAAACTTCTCACAAAGAAGGGCACTGGCAAGGGTGCCAAGGACCTCGAACGAATCCGGAAAAAGTTCATGGCCGGGTGTGAGGACAAGGGAATCCGCATGGAAGATGCCGATGACCTCTGGAAGAAGATGGAATTCTTCTCCGGGTACGGTTTCAACGCTTCTCATGCCATCTCTTACGCAACACTATCCTTCCAGTGTGCATGGTTGCTCCGCTACCATCAGACAGAGTGGATGGCAGCATTCCTCGACAAAGAACCTGAAGGTCGCAAAGAGGCAGCAATCAACATTGCAAAGAGTCTCGGATACAGTATCCAGTCTCTCAATGTGAATACTTCCGGAAAGGTTTGGGAGTTCGATGACGACGGAACAACCCTGATTCAACCGCTGACTTCGGTCAAGGGTCTTGGTGACTCCGCTATTGATCAGATCTTCGCAGGTCGACCGTTCAATACGGTTGAGGACTTTCTCTTTAATGAGGAGATGGTTTATAGTAAATTAAACAAGAAGGCACTTGACGTGCTCGTTCGTTCTCATGCTCTGAATTGTCTCAAGGATGATCGCTTCTCAGGCGACAAACACTTCTGGACTGCAGTGGCAGTTGATCGCCCTCGCAAAGAGAAAGATCTTCACGAGAACATCGAGAGATATCAACCTGAAGGAGATTTTTCCAAGGAGGAGAAGATTGAAAACCTCACGAACCTAACGGGAGTGTTCCCAATGCACCTCGTGGTCAGCGATGAGATCACTTCTCAACTCCACGATCTCGGTGTCCCTCCGATCTCTGACTTTGATCCGATGCTCGGTGCTGCCTGGTTCATCCCTCGCAAGGTCACTGCTCGTCAAACAAAGAATGGCAAGACCTATTGGGTCGTCGAGGTCATCGATGAGAATAACGTGATCAGTCACATTAAGTGCTGGGGCGTCCGACCGGGCAAAGACCACATTAACCTTAATCGTGCTTATATGGCACGCCTTGACCACAGTGAACAGTGGGGTTTCTCCACTCGGAGCATCTCAAGGTTTTTTAGAATGTTGGGGTAACACATGGACAAGAGACCACCACCCTTTTTGAAAAAGATCTATCTTTCCCGCCGAGAAATTAAAATGATTCTTGACGCAATTGATGTCACGGAAGAGAATATGGATGTCGTGTGGAAAAGAGAAATGATTGCCAAGTTAAAGAGGGCAATCAGAAGATCGAAGAAGAAGGAATCAAAAGTTGTTAAAAAAGATGAAAACAAAACCCAAGTCTAACTTTGACACAGTTGTTGTGATTCACAACTCGAAACTAAAGATCGAGGAGAGAAGAACAATTAAAAAAAGAGAAGACACAGAGGCAACGGTTAAAGAACTTGTTGACAAATATAGAGAAACAAGTTATGATATAGTAGTGACTTATGGCGGACCTTTCGATATGTTGGCATGGTTGCAACTAAGAGAACTGGAAAAAACAGAAGTTAATTAAGGAGAGAATATGATTTTAGAATACGCAAGAATTAGAGAAGACGCACACCCACCAGAGAGAGCAAACCCATCAGATGCAGGTTTAGACTTGTTCTTTAACCCCGAAGACGGGAAAGAAATTGTCATTGAACCTGGCAAGTCTGCAGTGTTGCCAACCGGTTGCCGTTTCGGTGTGCCACACGGATACATGTTGGAAATTAAGAATCGAAGCAGTGTTGCGGCAAAGAGAAGTCTCATCGTCGGCGCATGTGTTGTGGACTCAGGTTATGATGGCGAAGTGTTCGTGAACCTTCACAACATTGGAACGGAAGCACAGACCATTGATTCTCAAACAAAGATCGCTCAGGCGGTAATGGTTCCAGTCGTTCACTTCCGAGCACTTGAGACCCACAGCAAAGATCTTTATAACTGGTACCCAATCACAATTAGTGATCGTGGCGATGGTGCCCTGGGTTCCACCGACGGAGGTAAGAGATGAAAAAGCATGATGCCAAGGTGTTGTTCAGCAGCAAGAGCATGGAATGGGCAACGCCGCGAGATTTTTTTCGTAAACTAGACTCGCAATTCAACTTTACATTGGACCCTTGTGCGAAGAGTCACAATGCTTTGTGCTCAAAGTACTTCACACCAGAAGAAGATGGTCTTGAGCAGGACTGGGGCGGTAACAAAGTGTTCGTTAATCCACCATATGGCAGAGGTATTGGTCGCTGGTTCGAGAAGGCATATGACGAGAGTCTCAAAAAGGACACAACCGTCGTCATGCTTATCCCTGCTCGTACCGACACCAAATATTGGCACAACTATGCGATGAGGGCAGACGAGATTCGCCTCATCAAAGGTCGACTCAAGTTTGGTGGTGGCAAGAACTCTGCTCCGTTCCCCTCTGCGGTTCTCGTCTTTGGAAGCGGCGCAGGTCATCCCGTGGATAACCCACCCAAATTGGCGGTGATGTGATGGTCCGGAAATTAAAGAACAAGAAGACTCACAAGCAGACCCAAAAAGACTATAAACAAAAGTTGGGATTGTTTGACAAGTTGCCCGAAGAGTGCCTCGCTTGCTTGGAACCCTTTGATCGGCAAAACAAAGAACAGGTTATGACGTGGAACGTGGTGGTGCGGAACGAAAAGGAAGAAGTCCGACTGTATTGTCCAGAGTGCTGGTCAAAAGCACAACAAGTTGTAAAAGACTTTGAACAGCGTATCAAGGAAAGGGAGCAACCATGAGAAAGGTCCTATCATACGACGACGTACTTTTGGTACCAAAATATTCGGACATCACCAGTCGGTCGGAGGTTGATATCACCACGGACCTTGATAAGGTCATCACCCTCGATCTTCCTATCATCGGTGCCCCAATGGACACCGTGGTCGGTACCACAATGGCAACCGCACTGAGTCACATGGGCACGTTCGGCGTCTTGCATCGATACTGCACAATTGACGAACAGTCTGCAATGGTCGAAGAGGTTGTTGCAAACTCTCTCGGTGAGCACCCTGTCGCTGCAGCAATCGGTGCAACGGGAGATTTCCTTGAGCGAGCAATGGAGCTACACGGCGCAGGAGCAGAGATATTTTGCATTGATGTGGCACATGGTCATCACTCTTTTGTAAAGCGTGCAATCGGTGTGCTACGTGGCAAGTTCGGCAGCGATATCCACATCATGGCAGGCAACGTTGCAACCGCAGAAGCATTTGAAGATATTTCAAACTGGGGTGCAGACAGTATTCGTGTCGGCGTAGGCGGTGGTGCTGCATGCAGTACGAGAACACGCACTGGTCACGGACTTCCCGTTCTGGATTCTATCATCCAGTGCGCAGAGTCAGATGCCAGTGCTTTGTTGATCGCAGACGGTGGCATCCGAAACAGCGGCGACATCGTAAAGGCAATTGCCGCAGGTGCCGATCTTGTGATGGTCGGTTCCCTCTTGGCAGGCACTGATGAGGCACCAGGTGTGGTTATCACTGACGAACGTTCGGGCAAGAAAGTGAAAGTCTATCGAGGCATGGCATCCGGCGATGCACAGACCTCATGGCGAAACAAGGTTTCCGTTGTCGAGGGTGTGTCGACCACTGTGCCATACAAAGGAAGCGTCGTCGACGTGATGGAGAACCTTGTCGGCGGGTTGCGTAGCGGTCTATCTTACAGCGGTTGTCAGAATCTCAATCAGTTGCGCTTGACTGCAACATTCGTGAACCAGACATCTGCAGGACTTGCCGAGAGCAAACCACACATCTTGGGTTAAAGCATGTCCGACAAAAAAGAAGAAACAATCAAAGAAGAATATGGATGGTTAAACAGGAGACTGTTTCCGACCCTCTATATCGATAGTCAAGACTCTGTTTACGTTCGACTGATCATGAAATTGGAATATGAGAAGTTGACCAAGACGGAGTTCTTCAGGGCGATTGTTCACGGTTTTATCGATGACGATAAAGACATCAACTCGTTCATTGAGCGATACAAAGAAAGAAAAGAGGTAGACTCCAAGAGGAGCAGGAGAATGATAAGAAAAGAAAGAGAGAAGACAGACGCAATTGATAGGAAATTCGCTCTGTCACCAGAAGACATAGAAAACATTTTCGACCTTATTGAATCGGAGGACGACGATGTTTAAGTTCAGTATATATGAAGAACCAAAAATTGCAGAGGAAAAAGAATGTATAAAAAAATGCAAGGAACACAACGTCTCCTGCCCAAATACGGGTTGTGAGATGTGGATGAATTACGAAGAAGACCTGAACTGTTGTATCGTTGGCGTCGATAACAATCCTGATGGAATGACGCTTCATGCTGTCGGAGACCGCCTGGGAATCACCTGGGCAAGGGTTCACCAGATAGAGAAAAAAGCAGTAGAAAAGATGAAGAAAAGATTGCAAAATGCCGTTTCAGTTAAATAAATGGGGTTTTTCAGATCCACAACACTAATTACAAGAGTTATTCCACCTTTCGTGGAGTATATCTTGAAAAAATCGATTTAAAAATATCAAGAGGAGATAGTACTATGAGCAAGAAACTTTTAAACGAATCAACAGTTCGTCGTTTCATGGGATTGGCAAACCTCGCACCACTTTCCGAGAATTTCTTGGAAACTCAGGTGAACGAAGAAGAGCAAATCAGCGAAGAAACCGAAACTGTTGAAGAATCTGCTGAAGCGACTAATGAGTCCGCTGAAGAAATCACCGAAGGCGAAGATGCCATCGAGGAAGCAGCAGAAGCAACTAACGAGTCCGCCGAAGAAATTACTGAAGGCGAAGAGACCGTTGAAGAAGCAGCAGAAGCAACTAACGAAGCAGCAGAAGAAATCACCGAAGGCGAAGAAACTGTTGAAGAAGCAGCAGAAGCAACTAACGAGTCCACTGAAGAAGTGAACGAGTCTGAAGAAACTGTTGAAGAAGCAGTTGAAGCAACTAACGAAGAACTCGACATGGAAGACGCAGCAGAAGAACCTGCTATGGACGACATGGAAGCAGACGCTGGCGAAGACATGGCAGACAAAGCACGTGCCCTTTTAGACGCACTCGCTGACGCATTGTCCGCTGCAGGCATCGACGTGAATGTTTCTGATTCTGAAGAAGAAGCAGAAATGGACGCTGAAATTGACGCCGACATGGAAGACATGACAACTGCCGCTGACGATATGATCGGCGACGAAGAAGAAGAAGGCGAAGAAGTAGAAATGGCAGAAGCACAAGTAGAAGAAAGTGCAACTGACTTGGACGCTTTGGTTGCTGAAATCACTTCCCGTGTTATGGCACGCTTGAAGCAGTAACTTCAAACAAATAATACTTTACAAAAACACTGCAATGTTGTATAATATACTTTGCAGTGTTTTTTGTTTATAAGGAGTTTGAATGAGCACAACAGTTTTATTTTTGATCACTTTGGGAAGTTTCTTTTTCGGAATGCTGTTCCAACGAACAATGGAAGCGTTACGAATTATCTTCGGTCTGCGCAATCGCCCCCTGTTCGTGGTTGAGAACGAGATTCTTCTTTTCATGTTCACCGTATACTCCCGCTTAATCACCTCACTTGAAACCGGATACATAACGATGCGTGCTGCCGGAGTTAGCGAGGAAACAATAAAAAGAATTAAGAATGAAGACGACCACGACCTCCAGACTTGGAAAAAAGAGGTCATGGCCAAGTTCGTCGATTCGTATCCCCCGGTTTATAAAGCATACCTGAATGTTAAAACCTGGCAAGAGGCATCAGATCAGTTGATGCTATACAAACAATTCAGGAGAGAAGTAAATGAAAACACTAATAGAAATAATTAACATAATCCTTTCTCTTTTAAAACCAAAGAGAGAAAAGGTCCTGCAACCAAGCAACGAGGCAAAACCAGTCGAACCAGCACCGGAACCTGTTGCAAAACCCACTCCGCCAAAGAAAAAGATCGTCTGCAACGACGTCGATGTGGAAATTGACTGGGACAAGGTAACAATATGGACAGAACCCGGTGCCCTGATGTGCAAGTCAGATCAATACAAGGCAGTTAAGGGCGACCGAAAGCAGAATATCGACAAGATTGTTGTCCACTGGGACGGATGCCTCAGTTCGGAGCAATGTGCAAAAGTGCTCGGTCAACGAGGACTCTCAGCACACTTTTGTATCAACAATGACGGCACCATCCACCAGTTAATGGACACAAACCATGTTGGTTGGCATGCTCGCGGCGTAAACACAAAGAGCATCGGCATCGAGATCAGCAATGCGGTTTATATGAAATATGCAAAGAAATACGACCCAAGAAGACCGGTCATCCCGGCAATGAAGTTGCATGGAAAGACCTTCCCTCAGCACCTCGGTTTCTATGATGTGCAGGTCGAGGCACTCAAACAACTAATAAAATCGCTTACAAAATTCTATAATGTGCCTTTAGAGTTCCCAAATGCCAATGGTGAACTAATTAAAGGAGTAATCAAGGCAAGTTCCTTCAAGGGTGTCATCTGTCACTACCACGTGACAGAGAACAAGACAGACCCTGCATGCTTGGACCTGGCAAAAGTTATCGAGGAGATAAAAGAATGAGCAAGAGTAAACTTATTGAAGAACTTTTTAACGAGTTCGTCACACTTTCAGAAACAATCCACGGCGGTCCAGTAAACAC